TTAGGGGGAGATTAGCCTTACTCGCCATCGTTGCCCTTTGGTTTATCCTTTGCCTCATTTGTGCTTTTGGGTTCAGCGTTTTGTGGGTTGTTTTTGTTTACTCGGAGTCACTGCCATCGAGGGCGGCGAAGCGGCCACGGCTGACCACCACGCGCGAGACACGCACGGGCGCGGACCGCTGCGTGTTGTGGAGACCCGCGCGGGCAATCTCCTGCCACACGCGCTCCTGCTCGCGCCTGGCCGCGTCGTTGGCGTCGCGGATCGCATTGATGGGGACCCACGCGGCCATCAACGGCCCCAGGTCGGGGGCGGCTGCGATCTCGGCGCGGCAGTACGCACGCCAGTCCATGTCGGACATGGCGATGAAGCGCATGCGCTCGCGGCGGGTGAATTCGCGCTGGCGAATCTCCTCCCGCTCCATCATGATGCCCCAGTTGGGGGTCATGGCGGCGCGCGTCCATGCCGCGCCTGCCTCGCGGATGCAGGCAACACGGCGCATCTCGCGGCTCTGCGAGACCCAGGTGGCCACAAAGCGGGACAGCGCGTCAACCACGCGGTCAACAGCGGCCATGTCCACGGGCGTGGACTTCTTGGGCGCGGGAATCCACTGCGGGATGTTGAGCGACCACCCCGCGGCAGGGTTGCGCACGAATCCCGCGCGGCGGCGCGTGACCGCGTGAGGGACGAATGCAAGCATCTTGTAGATGCTGGGTTGGAGAAGTTGAAGGTGTGGAGGCTTGGATGCTTGGAAGCTTGAAGGCGTGTGAGTCAGAATGTGTTCGTGTTCTGGCCCACTACACAGAAGTCTTGGACCCACGGAATCCGTTTTCAACGATTCGCACCCCGTACCCCCAATGGAAAATTGTTTTTGTGGTCTGTGACCCTGAACCAGGGAGACATTGGCCTATCTACTCGGCCGTAGTGGCGGCCACGGCCTTCTTCGCGGCCTTGCCCGCGGCTAGGCGTGCCTTGTTGGCGGCCTTCTCTTCCTCCGTCATGGCCGCATAGCGGGCCTTGGCGGCCTCGGAACGGGCCTTGCTGGCCTCTTCCTTGGAAAGCTTGGCCTTGGGCTCAGGCTTGGGGGCATCCGCGGGTGCGGCGGCCTTGGCCTCCATGGTGGCCTTGCGCTTGGCAACCATGGCCGCCTTGGCCTCGTCCGACATCGGGCCCTTCTTGCGGCCCTTCTTGGACTCGGTAGACTCGGAGTCAGAGTCTGCCTTGGTTTCCACGGGTGCATCGACACCCGGGAACAACTCGTGGAACACCGCGGCGATGAACTCATCACCCTCGTCTCCGAGGGCGTCCATGTCCGCGAGAACCTTCTTGATGGCGGTGGAGAGCTGGGACTGGATGATGGCAGTGAAGGAAGACATCTTGATGCGTTGATGAATGCGTGTTGGAAGGAAGTGTGTGTTGGCGCCCAATACACAGATCTCCTGAGGTCCCAGTTTCCGTTTTTAACGATTCTCCACCCCGAGCCCACATTGGACCCCGAGCCATTTGAAAAGGATTGGGTGGTTTCTCGGGGTGCAATGTCGGACTCACGGGGTACCGCCTACCGCAGGGCGCGGATCCACGCGCTCGTCGTCGGAGTCCGATTCGTCATCGCTTGCCGCTTCCCGAATGAGTTCGCGGGCAACCGCGGCAAGGGCGGCTTGGGCTTCCACACACTTGTGGTCACCCATCTCGGTCTCGAGGACCATATTGTGGCAGAAGTCGCACACCTCATAGCAGGGTGCTGGCGGGGTTTCGGGCTCGTCCCGTGCGGGTCCGAATGTCAGGCACACGCGGTTGCCATCGGATCCGAATCCGTTGGGTGCAGGGCAGACGCAGCAGGTGGGGGAGCAGTCGCGAGGAGAGGTAGTGAAGGTTGCCATTGTATCCGCACTGACTGTGACACATGTCACAACGGAATCCGTTTTTGGCGGGCATGGAAAATGGATTTGTGTGTAGACCTTGAATCTACTCCGACTCAACGGACGACGTGCGGGGGCGCATGGGAAGCTCGATGACCTCTTCCTCGTCCTCGGGGTTCATCACGGGCTTGCGCTTGAACTCCAAGTAGAGGACAATCTCCGCGTCCTCCTCCTTCGGGTAGACTCGGAAGTTCGGGCGGAGACACTCGTTAAGGGACTGCACAACCTTCCCCCATGGCACCAGAAGGACCGCAAAGGTGAAGGTGTGGTCATGCCCTGCCACCTGGAGAGTGTCTTCCTTTCGCGCGCGGAAGACGGTCGCGCACACGGAGTCCTTGGTCGGGTCGTCCCTGATATTCTCTACCAGGGCATCCACGAGGTCCTTCTCCTGGACTGCCATGTGGATGTCTTCGAGGAGCGCGTACTCGGTTGCGCGGCGGGCGTGGCCGCGGACGCAGGTTGCGGCGGTGCGGATGATGTAGTCTTGGCGGTTCATGCTGACCAGGGGCAGGAAGGAGGTGCGTGTCGCGGGGGAGATGGAGTAGGTAGCCATGGTGTTCGGGGACAAGGTACTCCATACTCGGTACCCCACGAATCCGTTTTTGAAAACGGATACCCGCCTCGCCAACGGATAGAATGTCCCCGTCAGACAAAATGCTCTTCTCCGACATTCTCCTCGCACTCCGCAACGCCACCCCGACAGGCCGCCGTTCTCCCATCGTCTTCAGACATCTAGACATCGAACTTGAACTTCTGGCAACCAAGGTCCGAGACACTCTCATTCCGTGGTCAGACGCATGGCAAGTGCTTGATGCGTCCATGCCCTTTGACCTCGCGCGCCCCAGGTCAGCGATCGAGTCCATCACGGTGGACAGTTTGTTCAAGCTTGTGGTCCAGATTGTTCCTTACCACGAGCGCGACGCAGTCCTACTTCGTGTGGTCGGACAGTTAGCAGGACTCCGTGCGGGGTCTTGGGAGGCACTGGACTTCATTGCAAGAGGGTACTTCGTTGAAAAGGAACCCGTCGAAGAGTAGAACAAGGACACCATGGACCCACCCAAGACACGCCAGGAACTCAAGAAGAACCAAAAGCAAAAGGGAAAGCAGGAACATCGCTTGGGTACAACCAAGCACATTCGGGTGGCCGAGGCACTCAAGGAACGCAAGGGCAAGTGACCGCGGAAAGGTCTCAACAAAAATGGATTCTTTTTCATCGGCCGAAAAGGGAAGCGGTGTAGACAATCGTCCACATCATCTCCAACCACAAGACAAATGGACCCCGTCCCCCGCCGCCGCACCTGCGGCCTCTGCGCCCAACCCAACCATGACCGCCGCCACTGCCGCGCTGCCGACCTCTACCGTACCGCGCATCCCGAGGTCACCGACGCGAATGTCCATCTCCACATTCCAGCCATTCGCGCCCTCGCCGCTGCGGGCCTTCCGCCCGTTCCTCCGCCCCTTCCACGGACACGCTGCATCATGAATCAAGAGCACGCACACTGGGGGGACCGCTTCCAGTGTCGCACCATGGCGCCGCCTGGACGCCAGTACTGCACGCGCTGCGACTCAATTCGCCCGCGCCTCGACCTTCCGCGCGAGCAGCGGTGTTCCGTGGCCAGATGCACCTGCATCATCGCGGACCGTGGCCTGTGCAAGCGTCACCTATCAGGCGACGTGATCCGCCGCAAGCGCCGCTACATCGAGCGCGAGTGGGATGCGGGCATCGAGCGCATGGAGCGCGACCCAGCCTCCTGGCCGCAGATTGTGCAAGGATGGACAGATCTTATGCCGCCCGATGACCTGGGCGGCGGGCGTTGGTGGCGCACACAAATTCGCCATCTGCGCCTCCGACTGGCTGGGCAGTATTTCATCCGCGACCTGTGGAACCAGGACAATCCGCATGACCCGATGGATGAGAACGGTGTCATTGACTGGCACTTGAACCGCGTGCGCGCAGGCACAGTGCGCCCGCCTGCAGGCACTCTCGCGGCCTTTGCCGCAGACACGCAGAATGTGCACACGGGCGTGGTGTCGAACCAGACGCACGAGGGCGTGAAGAAGCTTCTGGCCGTCCCTGTGCCTTCAGGACAGGCAGACAGAACGAAGGCTTTCGTGGCACGACTGCTGAAGGACTGCATGGTTGCCAAGATGGTGACCCAGCAGGTCGCGACGCGCATCTACGCGGACTTCGACCACTGGTACAAGGTAAGCACCTGCCGCGCACAGGCCGACTGGCTGTACAAGAGGGTCTTTGACGGACTGATCCTCACCATCGCTGCCAACCCGAATGGTGGGGTGAAGATTGAGCTGTTCAAGCGGCTCTTTGAAGAGATGAAGGACTCGCTGGGTATGTGCTGCGACGGCCATATCACGCGGCTGATCAATGTGCTGGCGGGCTTCGACGAGGCCTTCGCCCCTGAGAAGTCAGTCGGCGAGAAGACTCAGGAGTTGTTCGCAGCCTTGGCGAGTAAGGAGTGCGCCCTTCTGGAGAAGGTGGCAGAGGGATGCCTGAACCTGCGCAAGTGGGGTGTACCCGAGGACGAGTGGGAGCCCTGGATCGACGCACTCTGAAGCGTGAACAAAACAATCCCAACTTTTTACAATGGGACACTTGCGGTTGAAGACTCTGCGTCGTTCTCGCACCAAGGGCAAGAAGTGGGATGCGGTCTTCGATAAGGATGGTAAGGAACGCGTGGTTCCCTTCGGGGCCGCGGGCTACAGTGACTATACGAAGCACAAGAATGTGACTCGTAGGGCACGATACATCAAACGACACTCTGGAATGGGCGAGCACTGGAGCAAGCCCGACACACCGGGTGCATTGTCGAGGTGGATTCTCTGGAACAAGCCCAGTCTGTCGGCCAGCGTCGCGGACTTTAAGAGAAGGTTCCATCTATAGCAAAATGAGCTCGTTTGACGACCTTGAGGAACGGAAGGCCTATACGCGCGAGTGGGTCTACATGGTTATACACATTGCCTTGTGGATGGTCTTCGTCTTCATGTTTCTCAGTTTCCTCAAGCTGGTGAATGAGCGTTGAAAACGGATTCCAGAGAGACAATAGAGATTGTCCTTGTCCCCCCAACAAATGGACACCATGGCTACCCTTCGCTGCATTGACTGCCACAAGCTCTTCAACCCTTCAACTGCCGACCCTCCCACCAACTACGACCATCGATGGTGCTTCGTCCATGCCTTCAAAGCCAACAAGGTCGAGACCGTCACCGACTTCTATGCCCTCTGCCTCACCCACTTCCAAGAAATGCCACCCAAGAAGGTGGTCCGCAAGACAATCACGGTCAAGGGCCCTGCGGCGACGATGAATATCCGCGAGCTGTGGGCCAAGCGGGCCGCCGACGCAGCGATGAAGCGCAAGTGAACTTATATTTTCAATGTAATCTCCATCGGAGGCACCACGCGCCGATACAGGTCGACCAATTGCATTTGTCGTCCCGAATCAAGGTACATGCCAGCAATGGCATTGAACAGATGGATGTAGGTAATCAGAATCACGCCAGGAACAAATGCCCACCACTCCATTATCAGCCCAGCGTGATATTCTGAGCACGGGGCAAACGACGACTGAGCACATCGCGCTTTGTGCCACCCACGCTCATGTCCTCTCCTCCCTCGGGGATTCCCTCAATGGCCCGCAGCGCCTCGGCCACGCGCTCAGGCTGGTCAGCAAACTGTAGAAGCAACTGCTGGCGAAGGGTAGACCGCTTCAGGGCAGGACGCACAGTGCGCTCCGACCTCGCAATCGTGCCACCACCACCTGCACCGTCGAGAACAAAATTGTCGAGGTTGTTTCCCTTCATGAACTCAAGAACCGCAGCACCGTGCTGGTTTTTGCGTTCACGGATTGTCTTGATTTGGGCCTGGAGGGCGCGGATCTCGTCGTCAGCTGCAATCCAGGCACGGAGCGTATCGCGGATCTCATCTGCGTTGCTCATTTGCGTTTGTTTGTCTTTTTCCTTGAAAGCTTCTTCCGCTTGGGCGTGCGGTGACGGGTCCTGCGACTGCTTCCACTGATGTTCTCGTCCGTCTCGGGAGCAGCCGCAGCAGGAGCAACCTCGGGAGCAGCCGCAGCAGGAGCAGCCTCGGGAGCAGCCTCGGGAGCAGCCGCAGCAGGAGCAGCCTCAGACGGGGCAGGGGGCTCGGTAGCAGCAGCCGCAGTAGCCGCGGTAGCAGCAGCCGCAGCCGCCACCGTCGCCGCATCGGGGGCAGGAGTCTGGGCCGCAGGAGTCTGGGGCGCAGGAGCAGCAGCCGCAGGAGCCGCAGCCGCAGGAGTGGCCGCCCCTTCGTTCTTACGAACAATCGCTCCCTGTTCCTTCATGACACGGGCCACCCTGACTGCTTCCTCGCCCGATGCAGACGGATTTAAAAGCAATCCCTTTGCCTTTTCTATGGTGTTCTTGTAGTCCACGGCGCCGTTAGTGTTCCCAGCCCGCTGGATGAGCCAGTCGGCGATTTTCAGGGGGTCTGTCAACGCACTCATTGTCATTCCATAAGATTAGAACTTCCACTTCTTATCACACTCCAAGCAGGTAATGAAGGTCGTCATGGGCTCATCTGCCGAGCGCGTCTGCATCTGATAGTAATCGCACTTGGTCTTGCGCTTGCAGCGAGAGCAGTACAACACGATGGACGCAGTGACCTCCTTGGAGTAGAGAGCCTTGTCCTTCTCGACCGTCTTCTGAATCAAGTCAGCCCAGCGCTGAGGGTTCTGTTGGACGGGTGACATTTCTGCAAACTCTGCAGGATCTAAGGTGGCCAACTGTGCCCGGTGCGGATGCAGCTCGACAGCCCGATTGCGATACAGACCAAGGAACACGGGATTGTCCCAGTCGATGTCAATCAACCACTGCTGGGCCTCGCGGACACACCTCTGCAGAATGGCCGTCTCCACATCATTGCTGTCGAACAGATTGCGGACACGCGTGCGTAGCGGGTGGTCCACAAACACATTGGACGCGTGAATCGTGTGGACAGGAAGCGCCTGTCGGGCTTCAGTTGCCGTTTCCTCGTCATCTTCTTCGACAGGACCCGCCCCCTCTTCGTCGTCATCCTCGACAATCTCATCTTCATCCTCGCGAAAGGTACAGGACTGGTAGAAGTCATCGTACTCTGTGGTCCGCAGATCGTGGTACTGGTTGGCATGAGAGTCGTAGTCGTCCGTATTGCTGTTCGCAGACTTCATGACCACCAGCGTGCCCGAGAAGATGTCATCGTTGAAGGGCGGGGGCAGCATGTGTTGATTCGTAGTCTCGTCATCGGCGTCATCGGTGGGAACACCGAAGACCGCGAAGACTTCCTCTTCGTGTGGAATCTTGCCTTGGAACTGGAGCGTGGGCTGGCGGGTCTTCTTGCGAAGCCACTCGAGGACATCTGCCGTCTTGGGAGGAACAACCAACTCCGTCAAGGTCCCCGAAACACCAATTGCAGTAGCGATAACCATTGCATGTCCATTCTCCTCCCCCTCGTAAGTCCGTTTTAAACAGGGCGGGGTCGGATGGTGTGGCCAACCATGGCAAAAATGTTGTTGGGGTCTTCGTGGATATAGGTCAGGAACCAAGAAAGGAACAAGAACATCAGAATCAGGATAAACGCGGAAATGATCCACTGCATCGTGGGACTGGTCCAGAAGTCAAGGCTACTCTGGGCCTGTAGCTTGTTAAAGGTCGCCTGGACTGACTTGGTGGTGTTCTTTGCACTTCCCTCAGCACCGCAGCAGGCAGGATGGTAGTAGACGTGATTCGGATCCTTCACGCTGTCGGGATCCTTCGGATCGTAGGATGACAATGTCTGAACCACCTCGTTCGGAGGGCGAGCATCCACGGCTCCACGAAGCGATGCAAAGTCGGACTCGAGCATGTAGACGGGCTCTTGGAAGTAGACGACGCGAGGTGTCAGGTTGCCCATGGTCTGCGCCTTGGCCTGAGTCGCAGGAGCCCACTTCATGAAGGTCGTGTCAAAGGTAACGCCGCCCACGGACTCGTTCGACTCTCCGTCGTTGGAGAGAGAGTAGACTGTGTTAATCCATGTGTAGTAGCCCTCATTGCCCGTCACCAGGGAATGAAGAGACCAGTCACTTCCAGTGTCCGCCGACGCAGACGGGTAGTCGGGCCCAGCAACTCTCGTTGCGCCCGTATCGTAGTGCCCGTCGGACGCGTACTTGATGTAGGCATTCACCTTGTCCTTGTCCACACTCTTATCGCCGTTGCCTAGCTTTTCCCAGTCTGACGCAACATGGGGATCCTGTGCAGGATCGTACGAGCTCTTGGGAGGCTCGTACCCCGAGATGGTCAGAATTGAGGACGCGACACGACTGAAAAACTTGACACCCTTCTTGCTGCCGTCTGTTGTCTTTTGGATCGGGATCATCAGAATGACAGGGGCCGTGGACGAGCGCACCAAGAGACACGCGTCTCCCTGGACACCTGTGCCCTTCTTGCCCTCCGCGCGCAAGGGTGCTCCCCAGAACAGGTCCATCGAGTCCCACCATACCGCAGACACACCGTACGGCATGCTCGCCGTCGGATTGAACGAGCCCGTGAAGGGTGCCGAAGGTGTGAGGGTGACTGAGTTAGATGGCTGGTAGATATTGGGAACAGTCTTGTTCTTGTCCGCTGCCGAGATCGGGATCGCTCCATCCTTGTCGGGACGGGGGTTGATGGTGATCTTGACAGACGATGCCGACACACCAGGGTCGATGGTTAGCTTGCAATCCGAGCATCCTTCCGAAGTCTTAATCTGCAAGCCCTGCTGGATGTTATGGGTCTTGTTGGTATTCGGCCTCACTACGGTCCGTTTCGGAAGCGACGGCGGTTTGCTGCCTCCACCTCCCATTGTATGGAGCAGAGAAATCAAGTATCCCAAAGTAACAAGATGTCTCCCCCTAACCCGAACCCGTTGGATCTCAAACCAGGATACCTCAACTGGTGGCAGTCGCTCCTGCTTGCGTTTTCTTGCACCCTCGTAGGGTTGATCGGTGCATATTCCGCAATGTCAGGCGTAAGCGTGGACGGCGTGACTTCGGTATCCTGGGGCAAGGACCTCCTGAAGCTGACTCCCCACGCGCTTCTGTTGTTCGGTCTCATGGCCGACGCAATCACCTACGATGGTGTCTACTGGAGCTCGACCGTTGTGGGCTTGTCTGCCGCAGGACTCCATTCCCCACTGGAGACAATCACGAATTCGTTCATTGAGCTCATGAACAACATCTTCAAGAACATCATGAGTGCCTCGAGTACGAGTGCCACACCAGCAGCAGCGGCACCATCCGCAGGCGGAGCAAAGATGCACGGCGGCAGTGAGTACACTGGATGTACAGTTACAGGCGCAGAAGGCATCCCCGATAACTTCCGCACAGCTCAGACACTTGTTGTAACCGTGTCGGTGATTTCCTACTTCTTCTTTGATTTGTGGTTCAACCGCGGAATCATCAATGCGCTTGGCACCCTGATTGCGGGTATCCTCCTGTTGATTGGTCAGGCAATGTCGATCTCTGGAGGATGTTTCCCCCCAGGCAAGGATCGCACGATCACGTCGGGCGTGATGTATGCGATTCTCTTTGGAACACTGATTGGTGGCACCTTCTATTCTCTGTTCCAGTCGTTCTACCCGATGTACCTCCCTAGTACGGTGATTCCCCTGCAGAATTACGCGTCTCAGGTTGCCAGCATCTCGTCCACTGGGTTTGTCTATGTACCAGGCCAGGGATTGGTCTCCGTGAACTCGCCCGCAGGACAGCAGGCCTTGGCGAATGGAACAGCCATGTCCCCAGACGACATGTCCACTGCTCTCCAGGCGACGGGAACGCTGGGCACTGGAAAGGAGGGTGAAGAGAAAAAGTGCTCTTAAGCGGCCAGCGCCTTCCGCAGTAGACTGTAATACATGATGACATTGGTTCCCGAGTGACGACCAATCTCCACACCATTCTTGACCACCACCACCGTCGGGACGGCCTTCACGCCCATCGCAGGCGCCACGCCCGTCCTGTCCTCATGTGTGTTGATGGACTGCCACACAACAGCAGGAAAGTCCTCGGCCATCTGTGCCAGAGCAGGCTTGATGTGCTTGCAGGGGCCGCAGGTAGGAGACCAGAAGCTGTAGGCAACGATACTCATTTGTTATTACACCCAGCCAATCTTTAACTCGTCTTCTCGATGGACACTGTGGTCAGCTCCGCGCGTAACATGGTCGTGCGCTGGCTCACGTTCTTGGTCAGCGTCACATTCTTTGCCTTGCACATTTCCTGAAACGCCTTGTACAGGTGCTTGTCAATCAAGTCCCTGTCGAATGCGTCGAGGTTTCCGCGGACCCAATTCAGCAGAGCCCCCTGAGATACGGGAGGCCCCATCACGGCAAGAGGACATCCAGTCACGATCTCTGCGGTTGGCGGCGGAACGACAATCTCCTTCTTTCCGTCCACAGCCTCACGCGCTAGCTTGTCCACCTTGTCGTTCTGAATGGACAAGTCATCAGATCCTCCTGTGTGGGCCCTGACATGCACGAACCGATGAGACTTGAACTTGGACATGCGTGTCACGATATCCTCAATGAGATCGCGGTGGAGAACGGGCTTGCCCTCGGATGTCTTCCAACCACGGCTCATCCACCCTGTCACCCACACGCTCACACACTTGATGGAGTAATCCGAATCGGAATACACCACAATGTCCTCATCCAAGCAGCCACGCGTCTCCAGAATCTGGGCGGCGAGGCGGATGGCGGAGAGCTCGGCTCGGTTATTGGTCTGGTCCTCCGTATCTGGTACTCGTTGTCCTTCGGACCAGTCGGGGTGCTCGGGGAACCAGGCGGCAAATCCAGCGCGAGCACCTGCGCGTCCGTTGCTTGGGCAGGATCCATCTGTAAATACGCGCATACTCTTTACTCCCTTGTCCGTTGTAATTCCGTTTCGGCAGCCGCGGCATCGTCCCAATAGGACGTGTCAAGTGTACCGTGAACCACGGGTGGATGAAGGTATCGAGGAAAGGATGTCACACTGCAGCGGCTCACGATTGCAGGTTGGAGCAGGGGCTCCTCTATGTGAAACCAGATTCGGCAGCGGAAGGATCGCTGCTCTAACGAACGGCGCAGGGTCTGCTGGCAGGCCGCGCTCAAGAAGTGTGCATGCCACACCAGGAGGATGCGCAGACGAATATGGGTTTTGGAAGGCGCGAAGGACATCCATTGGGATAACCAGGGGGCAAAGTCGTCGATGGAGTTCATGACGGCTGCGTCCACTTCTTCAAATTCAGCTTGATGCGAATGAGCCACCTTGTAGGCAGCCCAGTGATCCGCAGTCAAACGGTCATTCATGCATTCGTACAGAATGCGGTGCGGGGGAGGAAACGCATGTGTGGAGGAGTGGGGGGACGTGTCCGTCATTTACGCAGTCCCTTCCGTAGTAGACGCCACGATGCGTTTAACAGGAATATCGGCGGACACCACGTACAGGCTGTTCTCTGTGAGAATCAAAAAGACCTTCTCCTCCTTCAGGCGCATGATGGAGGCGATGGGAGAGGTGTACTCCGTGTCGGACTTGACCAGGCACTTCTCGTCTCCACGGACGCCGATGCAGCAGGACTTGGCAAGCGAATCGGAAAAATAATCAAGATAGATCGGGCGATCCTGCTCGATCGCAATCTTTGCGGCTGCAGCCATGACTGTTGCGGAGGGGCAGCTCATTTTGTAACACCCCGAGTCTTGGAAGTGTCGCGTTTGAACGCTGTGCCACCTACTTTGCACAGTCTTCTAGCTTGAAGCGAGACTTCATACAGAGACACGGCGTCTCAGACCGAGGAACCGCCAGCAATCCAATGGCCAGCTCCTTCACAAGTCGGACCTTGGGAGCAATGGCAGCCAAGAAGCGGACCAGATGGTCCACGTGCTCCTCGCCCTGCGGCGTCTTTGGCAGGCGCATGCTCTCCTTGGCATCGTCCACCACTTGGCGTACCATGGTTTCCATGACGCCCGGGGGCAGAAGGCCGCGCGTGAACAGCTCAGCCGTGTACACTGCAAACCCACGCTTCGTCTCCTTTTGTTTGGTCCACGCAATGATCATGTCATTGAATGTCGGGTCCGTGGAGGAGGGTACGAGAATCACCGCGTTGGTGTCGTAGAGCGTATCGAACATCCCAATCTGGACCGCCAGATCCTGGCGAGCATCCTCGTGGGACTTGATAATGTCATTGTATGCATCGGCCAGCATGGAGGCGTAGAAGTTCTGCTTGATGCCGCGGTCGAACAGAAGAGTGGTGATTCGCAAGCGGAACATGGCGTCGCGCGCGGCCAGTTTGGTCTTGATGGCCGTCACCAGCTTGTCGTAAGTCTGCTTGGACAACTTGTTGAGGAAGGCGTTGATCTCGTCGTAGTCGGGATCTTCCTTGTCCCTGACCTTCCGTGCGACCTCGACAAGGACATTGGAGCGCCAGTTGTCGTCGCGGGCAGGAGGTGCCTCGCGACGAATCGGACGACGGAAGGCGGGGCGGAAGGTGGTTGCGAGTTTCTGCAGAAGAGCCGCAGTCTCGGCTGGAAGGGGGCGAGTGAGGGCAGCACGGTTGCTGTAGATGTTGATTACAGTATCCATCCCACCCTCAAGTTCCCTTGGTATTGCATAGATTCGTTTTTGGTGGGTGGTGCGAAGGCGGTGGCGACGCACGAGGAGCGGATGCGACGAGAAAACGGATAGCGTGGGTGAAGGATAAGAGAGGACTGCCAGAATGTGGACTCTCTGGTATCACGATCCTGCGAACAATGACTACTCTCTGCAAAGCTACATCCGCGTCTTCGAGGTCAAGGATGTCTCTGACTTCTGGACCATCGTCGACGGCATCCCCAAGGAAATGTGGGAATCGGGCATGTTCTTCTTCATGCGAGGCGACATTCCTCCGCTCTGGGACGCGGTTGAGAATGACAAGGGTGGGGCGTGGTCCAAGAAGGTGGATGCCAGCGACACCCACTCCGTGTTTGTGGACTGCATGGTCCACTGCATTGCCGAGTCCTTCCTGAAGGGACAGAACGAGACCATCTCAGGGGTCACGGTCAGTCCCAAGGGCCAGTTCCACATCATCAAGGTCTGGAACTCCACCACCAAGCTCTCGGACTACAAGTCCTTCAACCCAACCCTGAAGATGAAGCTGGGGTCCGACATTGCCTACAAGGCTCACAATCAACGCCCCAAGTAATCACACACACTCGCAATTGTTCGAGATCCAGTAAAAGGACATGTAGACCAACCACGCGTGGAGTATCGTGGTGCTGACCACGAGAATGGATATAGCCGTCTCCTGGTCCATTGCTTTTTCAGTGGAAAGAACAATGGCGTGTGTGTATGCAGTAGGGCGGTTTCAACCTCCGACGATTGGACACGAGTCCATGATTCGCGAGGTCATTGCAAAGGCAAAAGAGTTGAATGGAAAGGCATACATCTTCATCTCTTCGCAGACAACTCCCAAAGACCAAAACCCGTTTTCGGTTGAAGCCAAGAAGGTATTCCTTGAAAAGGCGTTTCCTCCAGAGGAGGTTACGTTTGTAGACACGTCCAAGTGCGGTCCAGACCACACTGGGAAATGCGGCGGACCGCTTGCGGCGTGGGGAGAGTTGAACCGACTGGGGTGTACGTCCACATACCTCATAGCAGGAACCGACCGCGCGCCCATCTTTGACCCCAAACTCGCCGACAAACCCAAGAATCTGTGGGCATTCACACTCAAACCGCCGAAGGAAGGCGAAGAGGTCAAGACACCACCAGAGTTCATCGAAGCCAAACGAGATGTGACCAATGGAATGTCAGGTACCAAGGCGCGTGGCTTCGCAAAAGCAGGTAGCTTTCCCGAATTCTGGAAGGCAGTGAACATTGGAGGCAAGGTTGCGGAGGCAGATGCACGAATGTTATACGATATCCTCGCGCCCGCGAAAGGGTCGGGTGGCGGAGGAAGTGCGAAACCCGAACTTTCCTCCTTCGCCGCAGATGCAGAAACGTCACCAGTCAATGGGGGTCGTCGTCGCACCTACCGCCGCTGCCGCAAGTGCGGCTTACCCGTCAAACCTGAAACCAAGTAATGGAAGTTGCCCTGCGTGAATGTATCGCTACGGCCATGTGGAAAGCCAATGTCAACACGGGTCTCCGTGTTAGCATTGTTCCGTTGATTCAGAATGTGTTGATGGAGTTGTTTCGAAAAACGGATTTGTTCGAGCCAGAAGAATCGATCGTGGTCCCTACAACAGCAACCATGGCACTCTCCAACGCATCTATCCTCGCCTCCTACGCCGCCTTCAAGTCTGCACAGCATGCCGCTCACATTGCGCGCCTCCGGGCCGCGCATCCCAAACTCTCCGTCTTCACGGACGACGAGGTCACTGCCCTCTTCCACGAGGTCGTCTCCTGCTTCCAGTCCAAGGGCGGTAAGTTCTTTGAGGCCCACATTGAAAATCTCCTGCGCGAGGCAGGGATTCCGTTTAAGGCCCAGGTCCACGTAGATGCCCGCGGCGTCATTGTCGAGGGTCGCAACGACGGCGACACGATTCCCGACATTGTGTTTGGGAACCCCGTGGTGGGCACGCACATCTCTCAGTACGCGGTCATGAGTTTGAAGACCACCTCGCGGGAGCGGGCCAAGCTGGACACTGCGTGGACCTACAAGCACCCGCCCAAGCTCTTCCTCTACGCCACGATGGAGGACGACTATCCGTCACCCAAGACCTTTGATGAGGGTCCCACTCGCAAGCTGATCTGCGCCACACCCAAGGCCCGCGACGCCCGCCAGTTCAAGCTGGGCTTTGAGCACCTGGTTGCGGAGGTGCAGGCTGCGCTTGCGTAAGGTTCTTGGCCAGCATCCGAGTAAACACGGTAGGGATTGTATTGCCCAACTGATGCCACTTGTCACTCACCGATCCCACCAACTCAAACCCCGCAGGAAACCCCTGGAGACGCAAGCCGTCTTCCAGCGTGAGACGCGTGTCCACACCGTTAACCACGTATCCATCCCAGTTGTGCTTGTTGCCATACGGAGACCCACGGCCACCACAGCGGATGGTGTAGGCCACCTTCTTTTCAAATGGCTTGCCCAGGTACTCGGACATGGTCGTCTCGTGCTCAAACCGCTGGAAGTCGAGCAAGGGCATCGGGTCTCCATCACGCACGCCCACCAACAAGACTCGCTTCCGCATCTGCGGAATTCCGTAGTCGCTACACGTGACCTTGGTGTATGCCACCTCGTACCCCGCCTCCTGCATCGTGTGCGTGATGACGGCAAATGTCTTGCCCCCATCGTGACTCAGCAACGCAGGAACATTCTCGAACAACAAGTACTTGGGTTTGTGGTGGTTCACTAGCTTCATGATCTGGAAGAACAGGACACCGCGCGTGTCCTCGAACCCCATGTGCTGACCTGCATTGGAGAAGGGCTGGCAAGGGAAACCAGCACAACACACATCAAACGGAGGAACGGCAGCAGGGTCGATGGCGTACAAGTCACCGAGCGGCTCGATTCCATGGTTGGCCTTGTATGTCTTGCGGGCAGAAGGGTCAATGTCGCACGCCATCACACACTCCATGCCTTCGGCGGCAAGGGAGTGGTGAAAGCTTCCAATTCCACAGCAGAGGTCAACAAACTTCAGCGGTGGCATTGGGATTGTGTTGGGATTCATGTGAACATTCCCTTTTTAACTGGAACAAGGCATCAAGCACAGCTTGATGTCACCGAGGTTCGCAATCACATAGCGAATCATCAGGAACCAATCATTTTTCATGTGGACCTCCAGGTTGTTGGACAGGTTGGAGCACTTGGTGAACAGGACCAGGTGCGGCAGGCTAAAGGTCCCGGACACGATCTCGTCGGGCTTCTGCTTGTCAATCGCAATGTCTGAGGTTGAGTCTCCCATGGTCACCGTCTGGCTTGCAAACGGACCCTTGCAGGTGAAGGTCAGCGTGGACCCGACATTCTTGATGTCCACGGTCTTGGCCGACAGCAGAGTCATGTCACGGCAGATCTTCTGGAAATCCATGGAAGGCATCGTGATGCGCGTGGCGAACTCCGTCTCGGGCATGTTGATGTCGGACTCGTCGCGGTCCAGCAGGTTCAGCTTGTTGCGGATACGGCGCTTCTTCTCGCCGTTCTCCAGCGTGATGCACAGGTGGTTGGACTCCGACTTGGAGACTGAAAAGGTAATGGTATCATCGTTCGTTACAGTCTTGACAATGCGGTAAAAGTGGTCCGTGTTCAGGCCCACATCCAGCTTGGGGGCAGTGTGGTTGTACTCGTAGTGCTCAAACTTGGACGCATGCAGGCGCATGTGCGTCAAGACTGTGCGTGTGTTGTCCATGGCAATCATGCGGATCCCGTCCTTGTCAAAGACCAAGCTCATCTCCACCAGCATGGACTTCAGGCCCTCGGCAAGGATACGGATCGGGGCAGTCTGGACAGTCTTGGCAACAACCAGATCGTCCGACATGGTTTATCAATGCTTGCGATGTCTTCTGAAAGTCGAATTACGCACCCGACGCCTCTTGCCACCCTTGCGCTTCCGAGAGGTGCTGCGACGGCCGTTGCCGCTAGGCGGAAGAGCGGCGATGGCTTTGTTTATGGTATCTATCTCGTGTTGTGCCGTCTTTTTGGCATCACTAGTACGTGCCGCGATTGATTGCGCTTCTGCAAGAGCGCGCATCTTTTCGAGATCCTTCTTTGATTTCCCCTTGTACTTCGCCCGCACTTGGTCTGCTTCTTCGAATGCACTGGGCCGAATAGGAAACTGGAAGCCTTGGGCGGGCGGACCCGCGAACGGGCTTGCGCCTGGGGGACTCTGTCTCGGAGCAGCAGCAGGAACCACAAGAGGAGGTGGCGCTGGCGCTGGAGCGGGCGCTTCCGCAGTAGGAGGCAGTGCCGCATCTGCAGCAGCCGCGGGGAAAGGAGGTAGGAGAGGCGGGGACGGAGGAGAGCTTGGTAATGTGAATACAGGAGGAGGAGCCTCGGGCGCGAAGGGCGTAGGAACCGCGGCCGCCGAAGCCTGCACCTCTTCTGGAGTCGGCTCTTTCCCGAACTGATTTGGCAGCCCTGGCAGCCGCCGTCCGTTCAGCTGCACCGACGCCAACGCCCGATCCCTCCTCTCCCTCTCCTCGAGGTCAACCGACGCCGCCAGCCTTTGCGCTTGGGCCTCCGCTGCCTCCGCTGCCTCCGCTGCTGCCTTGGCCTCAGCAGCTGCAGCTTCTTGTGCTGCTGCAGCAGCGGCTGCTGCCGCCTCCTTCTCCCCTGCTTCCGTGGCCCGAACCCTCTCTGCTTCCGCTGCTTCGCGTGCCGCTTTCGCAGCCGCTTCCGTCGCCGCCTGTTCCGCCGCTTCCGTTGCCGCTGCCTCGTCCGCCGCCGCGCGCGCCCTAAGCATCTCTGCGATGGCTGCATTTGCTTCTTCGGCCTTCAGATTGGCGTCTGCCTTCTTCCCTTCTGCTTCGGACGTGGCTGCTTCAGATGCCGCCGCTGCCGCCCTCGCCGCCGCCGCCCTGCTCTCCGCCTCTGCCTCCGCTGCCGCCGCCTCCGCTTTGGTTCTGTTAGCTTTCGCTGCTTCCGCCAGCAGCCTCGCGTGCTCTGCCCCCGCCGCCACCACCTCTGCATCGAACTTGATCTTCGCGGCATCTGACGCTGCTCTCTCAGCTTCGATCCGTGCCCTTTCGGCTGCTTCTCTCAGTGGCCTCGCATTCTCTTCTGCCTCCGCCGCCACCGCCGCCAAGCGTTTGGTCTCAGCCTTTGCCGCCGCCGCCGCCTCGCTCCGTTTCTTCAGGTAGGCGGCGAGATTCCTCACACCATACGCCACAACCGCCACTGGAACTGCGATAGGTGCCGAAAGGACTGCTGCTAGCACTCCTCTCTTCCTGACGGAGTCGGGTTCAGATACGGCTGGCCACTTGGACATCTCCTCCTTCAAGGCCGCCGCAATCACTGCCTTGTCAGCTGCTGCAAACGCCGCGTACTCTGCTCGCAGTGCCTGGTTCAGTTCAGCCCGAATGCCGCTTACGGCCATTGGGGTTGAACCGTCTGCATTCGTCTTGCCCTGCATATACAGCCATGCAGTGACTCCAAGTGGGATTCCTTGCCCGAGGAGACTCGCAAGGGGTATCGCCGCGAATGCCATTGTTCATGCGTGTTAAAAAATCTACTTGTGACGGCGCGTAAAGGCACGACCCGACCGAGCACGAGCAGCACGCTTACGAGATACGATGCGACCGTGCTTGTTCTGCGTCAGGTCCTTGCGCGTGAGACCGCCAGGGGTCTTGATTGCCGTTCCATTCCATACCTTGCGACGAGAGCCGACAGTTTGCTGCTTCATTGTCTATGGATGGGAATTTTTACGAGTGACATCGGGCCGCTAGGAGCACGACCATCAACAAAGGGCCCTTGCTGGTACCGTCCACAGTAGATGTCGTTTGTATAGTCAAATGGGAACGGAACTAGATTCGTCTCGCCCCGAAAAAATCGACTGTTGGAAAAATGAACGAGGGCGTTGCGCGTGACAAGAGGGTAGACGACGAGGACTATAAAGTTCTGATCGACGCCGAACCCTTCTGGATCAGACGGATTGCCAGATCCTGCGTGCACAGGTCTCCACCTCGCAAACAGATCGCGTATCGACCCGATCGCCCCCTTTCGAAGTCCCCATAAACCCCCCATGATTCGGGCGGTGTGCTCGGGGTTGTCGCGGATGATGTGGCATGCATAGTTCGACTTCAGAAAACCGTTAATTGCCCACCGATCCTTCCAGTGAATACGACTGTCTGCGTCTCGGAAGAAGCAGACGTCCACATCGGGTTCGTCGATTGCAAAGAACCGATGAATCATGTTCTTTGGGCCAACAATGCCCGTGTCTCGGACGCGAACCACGGGATCTGCGAGCAAACTGGCTTTGAACTCGGGCTCCGTGTCAGACCCCAGGTAGGCATAGACGACCCACCCTGGATAGTGCGTCTTGATCAATTCCAAATTCTCAAGGAATCCTTGGTGGTAAAAGACCTTCGTCGGGCCGTACAAACAAAAGGAGAAGGCGTTCACCATGTTTTCTCTTGTAGGCACGAAACAATAAAGTCGTTAATTTCCCTGTTCTCGGAGTACGGTCGAAGGCAATGGTAGTCACAAAAGTATCCTAGCAGCAGGGTGTTGCGAAGCTGGACCTTGTTCGTAAAGTTTCGCGGATGAATGCGATCAAGGCGGGTGAATTTGGTTAGCCCGTCGTTCAACACCACCTTGTGCCCAGTCCACTGGTCGAAGATCTTCTTGAACACAATCTGGTCCGTGCCCCATCCCACACCACCATGCCGACCATCATAGTTGGTTCCGCTATACCAGCGCTGCAGGATCACACTCGACTCCTCGGTTCCGAACATGGATGTCCATGTCTTTGGATGAGCCACATTGTAGCACATGGCGATTTCGCCAGGGAAACAGACATCGCGATAGACCACGAAGGACTCCGAGTCTCCGCGGGCAGCACCTTCCACGTAGTACCTTCGGTTTCCAGGCAGCATGTCCATGTCGGTAATCAACACACCCTCATCGCGTGCAACTTCGCGGGGATACAGCAGACGGATGCACTGCGCCTGGAAGGCTGTGAGCATACCTGGAATGGGCTTGGACAGAATCAGATGAGACGACCAGTCCTTCAGGGAGTCGGGAATCCCCTCGGCCACCAAGACGATGTGGACATCGGCCTCGGGCAGCACAGCTTTCCATGCCTTGATGAAGCTGGGAATAAAGTCGGAATACAGCGGGTTCAGGTCCGTTGCCGTGACCACAGTTCCAATCTTCATTGGACTCTCCTGTATCTTGCGAATCCAGTATCCCACTTTCAGCTTCTCCATGTTCCACTCCGTTGACTCGATTCGCCGCTGCTCAGAGATGAGGCGCTCCTCTGTCACCTCGTCCCACGAATCCACAAACAGAATGGGGAGGTCGGTCCACCCTGCGTGGGCATTGTCCCTCTTCACGATGGGAATGCTGCCCATGTACAAGGTCTCCCAAAGTCGGTGCGTATCAATCCCACCGCCTGGAGGACACAGGACGAAGGAGTGGGTACGAACCTCGCGCAAGAAGGCGCGGCGGCCCTCCATCGTCTGATCTGGACTGCCAACGGTAATCCACGGCTGCGTCTTGGCAAACTCCATCAGAGGACCGCGCGAGGGGTGGTTGTCAACCACAAAGTTCGCATACAGCAATCCCTTCATGATTCTGGGTTCCTTGGCGACCTCCACCATGACATCGACATTTCCAAAGATTCGGTGGACTTCGCTCTCGTCCGTGTTGTTCGTCACACCCAGTGGCAAGCCGTGAACGCGCGACGACTCTGCATTCACACCCCACCAGCTTCCCGTCGGATACGTGTCCACGATCTCATCGGTCACTGGAAAGTCCGAGTGACCACAGATCCTGCGGTTCTTGAACTCAGTCGTGGGAACACGAACAGACCCCCTCCAAACGATAGGAGTCTTGTACCGAAGACAGTCTGTCTTGTAGTAGTCAGTGGGAAAGGCCGCCAAGTACTTGTCGGTACAAATGACATCCTCTGCAGTCCAGTTCATTTGTGTAGTTTATTTGGACCCAGTGAAAGTAGGTTTCACTATACAATGCGGATCCTCGTCCTCGTCCTCTCGAGTGCGGGGGAGGCCGCGTACGACGGGCTACGGGACGCGTGGAGGTCGTACATGCATACACACCCAAGTATCGACTCCTTCTTCATCGAACATCATCCTGTCAAGGAGCCGTGGTTGGATGGGGATATCCTGCGCCTTCCAGGTGAAGAATCGTTCCAGACAATTCGCCATAAGACACTAGGAGCCATTGAATACTTTCTGCAGAGTTCGTCATATACACACGTGGTTCGTACGAACCTGTCGTCGTTTTGGATCTTTTCACGCTTGATCGACCGCCTGAATGCGTGTCCGCCAACGCGGCTTTTTGCTGGCATTTTCATGGGAGACGGTATTTCGGGCGCGGGTATCTGCATGACGCGCGATGTCGCAGAGTTGTTGCTCGCACGAAGGGACATTGTATGTCTACCTGGACCTGGGTTCTTTGAATGGGATGACGTATCCTTTGGGCGTGCACTCATCGACGTTCCGCGAACCCACTTTGGGCGGTTTGATATGTTCGACTACAGGATGTTCGATATGCACGTTGCCCAGCTGCCCCCCGACTACTTTCATATTCGTCTGAAGCAGCTGGACGCGACCAATCGAATCCGTGAAGGCGAGTTGATGACCAAGCTGGTCAAGTTATTTTACGCATGAGGTCCATGTGATAGGACCAAGCTGCAAGGTTGTTGATGTCGAAACGATGAACCGTGAAGGATGTCGACGGGTATCGAGATTGCAGGTAGCCCAGCAAGTCGTCAAACGACCGAGGGTGACTCGAGAGAAGAAGCGTTACATCACCTCCCCCAGAGCAATATGCCCTGAAGTTCTCGATGCGCCTGTCGTATCGATCGCGAAAGTTCTTGAAGGAATTGTCTATGTAGTGAAACTTCCCACCTGGCCATGCCTGTGTCTTGTACAAGTCCGCATGACCTGGAGACTCGTGATTGAAGATGAACCCGTAGCGAGTGTTATACAGCAGTGTCTCGCCTGGATAGTATGCACAGTCGTTCGGATGGTCGATGAGCTTTAGGTATGTCGGGTCTGTGAAATGGGCAAAGTCCTCCTTGATGCATTGAACCATCCCTTCGTAGCTCGAGTTCATTTCGTCAAACGGACATGTAGCGTACCCATTTGCCCGCACATCTCGAAGTCCTAGTTCAACTCCCTGCGCCGCGGCCGCGCAATTATGTCCGAGCGAAATTCCTGGCATTACTCAATGTCCTCGACCTCGCCTAAATCGATATGTTTTATGATCCCGTCGAAGCTCGAAACCCCCGACCATCTCCGCATTCTGCTGCGGTGCATCGAAAGTATACGGCATGTCTACCCAACAGCACCTGTGGTCATTGCCCTTGCAACGGGAAGCACGTTGTCCCGTGTATTCGACACGCACACACAGGTGGTCGAGAACCCGTACTTTTCTACATGGGGATGCCTGCATCTGTTCCACCACAATCGCTACGCGGATCAGGCCTTTATCCTACACGACAGCGTGGTACTGACGCGCCCCGTTGAGCCCGTCGACCGCTTCCAGTTCATATATCACTTCAATGAACCTGGACTCGACCGTCCGCGAAACGACGAAGGGTATGCACGGATTCTGCCCGAGAGTGAGCGCACATCAATGCTGACAACCACAAAGACGGGGTGCTTCGGAAACATGATGGCGCTTGACCACGACCTAGTTGAACAGCTGGAGTTCCTTGACTACATTCCAAAAATCACGACCAAATACGACTTTGAGTGCATGGAACGGATTACGTCCTACTTGGCAGGGAAGCACGGGTATGGGACTACGACGTCAATGTGCGGAGACATCTTCCACCCAATCATGGATCCATGGGTCCACACCGAGTACGCATGGCTTACATTCGCAGATGTCCAGACGCTCAACTTTCCTGCGGTGTTTTTGAAGGCAATTGTTGCCCGAAAATAACAATGGACCACAGTTGGGAAGATGTCTATGTCAACCAGATTCGGACATCTGCCCGTTCGATCGAATCTGCCGTCGGGTTCTTTGCTCCACGACTGGCAGATGCAACCGTCTACTTGGCAGGCATCGGCAAGTCGGGTCTTATTGCTCGAAAGTGCGTGGCTACGTGGCAGAGCATGGGCCTCTCGTGTCACTACATGAGCGTACCCGACATGCTCCACGGAGACATCGGAGTTCTCAGGCCTGGCGATGGTATACTGTACTGCAGCAACTCGGGAAATACGTCAGAGCTTATTGCCGTTACGGAGTACATCAGGTCAAACAAACCGTATGTATCTCAGTTCTTAGTGTCAAACAACCCAGTTCCCACAGTGACAGCTGTAGACCAACACTTTATGATCGGAACAAGCACCTTTGTGGAGGCCGACTCTGCAAATCGCGCGCCATCCGTGTCGTCTGTCATATTCATGATGTTCTTGGACCAACTTGGTATTCGTATCGCAGAGACAAACGGCATTACCGCAGAAGGGTTCAGGCAGAACCACCCGAGCGGAGAATTAGGGAGAAAGTAATGGCAATGTCAAGCAAATGATAGAGATATTCTACGACGGCCTGAACATCGAAAAGTGGAGCGCGCACCCAGCCGTAAAGGGCTTCACAACAAACTGCACACTCTTGTCAACACACACCGACCGGGTCTATACATCGGTCTTTGCATCCGCAAAGCCGTTTCTCAATGGGCGCCCCTTTTCACTTCAGATCTGGGAGGACGATGTGGAGTTGGCACTTCAGCAGATCAAGGACATTCACGCGATCGATGCTTCGATCTACGTGAAGATTCCAATTGTCAATACGCGAGGCGAATACAATGACGCACTGCTTGCGTATGCGGTGGAGAACAAGATCCCCATAAATGTGACGTCCCTGTACACGAACGAGCAAGTGGCCCGCGCCCGCGAACTCTTGAGTGCGTCCGTGGCTCCAGAGATCATATCCGTCTTTGCAGGTCCAGTCTCTGACAGCCAAGTTGACCCTACGTCCTTCGTGCGGTATGCAGTCGAGGCATTTGAAGGACGCAGCCACAGTCGTATTCTCTGGGCAGGTGCTCGTGAGCCCTACACGATTCAGCGTGCCGAGGCCGCGGGGTGCCACATCATTACCGTCCCCGATGCGGTGATGGAGAAGTTGGACCTGACCAAGGATAGCAGGGAACTTGCCATTCAGAGGGTCAATACCTTCCGAACCCATGCACTGAAGGGTGGTCTACGCATCAAGTAGGAACGAAAAGAGTGCGAGCTTGCCGATGCTCTTGTAGATCACGGGGATGCACGATCGGTCGGAAAAATAGTGAAACGTACGGAGAACCATGCACGCCGTCACACACTCTAACACAGGTTCGTCGAGTGGAACGGGCAGCAGCTCGGACAACCATGTGCGACACTGCGTCTCGTAGTCGGGATCGTATGTCTCATTGTTGATATGAAAGTCAAACCCCAGGATACTCTGGTACAGCTTTGCATAGTCTGTCATCTTGTCGCCCTTTAGCGAGAAGGCCGAACCGATCTTGCCACGCATGTCCAGTAGCCTGATCGTGCCCTCCTTGTCCACGATCATATTGTCAAACCAAGGATCGCCGTGGATGATGTTTGTCACCTCAAACTTCGGTCCCATGAAATACCCCGTAAGGACCTCACGAATCACGTCGACAACCCGTTCGATGTGGGGAAGGGCGTAGATGTCGGGTTCGTCGGCTATGCGACCTACCAGTTTTGTGACCGACGTAGCCAGTATGTCAGACGGGGTTACCATGGATCCGTCGTCGAACTTCGACGAGTGCAGCGTGTCGAGCGCGCCGACAATCGATGCAAGAAGCGGGCGAGTCAGCAGTCTGTTTCGAAACAGGTAGCTGGGAGTCTGTCCTTCAATGAACTCCATTTCAATCGTGCTCCTTCCAGACTCGTGCGTGCATCCGATGTAGGCAGGGAGCATTGACTGAAAGGACGTTCCCTTTGCGGTGGTGTAGAAGTAAAGCTCGCCCTCCAGAGAAGAGGTCGGGCCTTCCTTGAATAGAACCGCGCCCTTTCGGAACAGTCGGTTCTCATTGTTCGAACAGCTGCGCGGCAGGCACACAGGCTCGACTGTACACATTTGAATGATTACATGTTCATTCTTTATGTGTCTTAACGAGTCTTCCGCACAAAGACCTGGCTGTCGATGCACGGCTGGTTGGCACTGATGCGCTTGTGGTAAGCAGACCTGAATCCATCGATTCCCCGCTGCGTCAGATCAGGGCCACCCCACCCATAGTCGTCAAAGATCATGGTTCCACCCACCTTGAGCTTGCGAAAGGCGAGAACGGCGTCCTCGCAGACATACTCGGGCTCGTGGTTTCCGTCAATGTAGATAATGTCGAAGGACTCATCCTCTAACTTGGGAATCTCGGAATGAGAAAAGCCACGGACAACCGTGATCTTCTCCTTCTGTCCGCTCGATTCAAGGTTGCGCTGAAAGGTCTCGTAGATCGATTCCTGCTGCGTCTTGTATTCCGAGTAATCGGCATAGTCAATCCACGGATCGATGCAGACCATCTTGCTGTCGGGGTGGGCGGCGTATGTCTGTCCAACGGAAAACAGGTTGGCACCGTAAAAGGTTCCAATCTCGAGGTATCGGATGGGTCCAAGTGTAAGAGGGATCGCACCCAGCCAGTTCTCGGCAGTCCGATACGTCACACCTTCGAATGCCATTGCTCTACTACCACAAATGCCTGTAGGTCTCTACACGCATTTGTGGTTTTGTATTTGGGTTTTCGACGGGGTTTGCGACCTCGCGGAGGTCTCTAGTTGCTGTAGGCCAGACCACCCATGCCACTCATCACGCGCAGCACGTTGTAGTTGACGGCGTACACGCGAACCTGCGCCGTGCGGCCCGAGCGGACCGTGTTGACGGACACCGTGAGCTGCAGCGTGGCCTTGTCGATACGCGAGAAGTTGCAGGTGCCGCTGGGCTGGTGCTCCTCGGGCTTGAGCGCGAAGGAGTACACGTTGATGCCCACCGTCGGCGTGCGCGTGTGGTGCTGGTACGGCTGCACATAGTTGAAGTAGCGTCCCTCGCGCTCCGTGAAGCGGTCCTGGCCGTTGAGCTGCAGCTTGGCGACCTCGATCGGGTTCTTGCCAGAGCACTTGACGCCCGAGTCCAGCAGAACCTTGGCGAGCAGGTAGTTCGTCGTGTCCTCGAAGAGCGCACCCTGGTCGCCGACGTTGCCGCTCGTGTCCAGCCAGCTCGAGCCAGCCAGCGACGGGCCCTGCTGGATACCCAGACCCGGGAGGTAGGGGCCAGACGCACCGTCACCCGCCGTCGTCGGGACCGTGACCGCGCCCGTGCCGCCCAGCGAGCCGCGGGCCAGCACATCCAGCACGACACCCTCCGTGGTGAAGTCGTCGGAGTAGTTGAACGGCTGCATGCCGTTCACCTCAGCGATCGGGTTCGAGGGCGGCTGCGAGCAGTCGACGAACGAGTCGCGCTGGCACACCCAGATGAGCTCCTTCACTGGGTGGTTGAAGTTGAGCTGGATCTTGTTGCTCGAGCTCGTGATCGACTCGGCGCCCGTGAACTGCAGCTGCTCGATGAGGTACTCGTGCGTCTGCTGGGCGAAGCGGCGGCGCTCCTCCGTGTCCAGGTAGACATAGTCGATGTACAGCGACGCGGCCGTGAGCGACTGGATGGAGGTCGGCACAGACTGGCCCGACTTGAGCTCCGTGTACGAGCAGTTGATCCACTGCTCGAACTCCACGTTGATGCGCACCTCGTGGTACTGGAGCGCGATCAGCGGGATCGCCAGGCCCGGGTTGCGGCAGAACCAGAACTGGAGCGGGATGTACAGCGTCTTGGCCGGGGTGCCCGCGCGCGGCGCGCACGAGTTCGTCAGCTCGGCGCCCGAGCACGACTGGTCCAGCGCATAACCCGTCGTGCTCTTCATCAGCACGAGGTCGTGGCTGTTGCCGATCATCTCGTCGAGCGCGCGCACCGTGCCCGCATCCTGGGTGAGCTGCGTCCAGATCTGCATCCAGTCGCCGTACTGGCGATCGATGCGCTGGCCGCCAATCTCGAGCTCAACCGTCTTGATGAGACGGTGGCCCACATAGTTGAGCCAGCGGAAGCGAGACACCGAGTTCGCGACCGTGCCCGCGGCGCTGAGGTCGACCGCCGGGAGAACCACCTGCACATAGGTGCGGTACATCAGGTCCGCGTTACGGTTGATGATCGCCGTCACACGCTTGTTGAAGTCCGCCTGGCCGTTGAAGGTGACCTCAATGGACTCCATGGCGAAGTTCGTGTGGCGCTTGAACAGCACCTTCCAGAAGGTGATCTGGGGGTTGCCGCTGATGTAGATGTCCTGCGCGCCATAGCTCACGAGCTGAAGAAGACCACCACCCATATTGCTGTTATGTTCCATCGCAAGAAAAAATAGTGGGCGCGACGACTACCCCACAAAACACGCACGACACACTGCTGCGTACGATTCGGCACCTCCGATGACCACCTGACCTGAATTCGGGTTCAACCTGCGCGTGAAGTGTGCAGAGTCCCCACACGAGCAAATGGCAGTCAACATGGTGACAGTGTCGGCATACGGAACAACTGCAAGGATCTCACCAAAGGGCTGGCGGCGGTAATCGCCCGACAGTCCAATCACATATACCGATTTATGACGGTGCTCAGCAGCCTCACGAACAAAGTGGACCAGGGCATAGAAGAACTGAGCCTCGTCGATCAAAATGACATCGCAGCTTGCAAACATGTCATCTGTTACACTGTTCAGCGTGTCTGTCGTCAAGCACGGAAGCGAGTCTCCATCGTGCGTTGTGATTTCGGATGTCACTCCGAACCTCGTGTCACACGAATGCTTGATGACAAGTACACGCTGTCCCAACGCAGTGTGCTTCCGAATCGCGCTCAATGCATAGGATGTCTTCCCCGCAAACATGGGGCCCATGACGACTTCGACTGACATTGTTCTTCCACACACGCCACATGAAAGTTAATATGCTCGAGTGAACAATGTGCTACAGCAAGGACTCGAGTTTGTACACCTCTACGGTGTCGTTTGTTGCCATTGTGTACTTGCTGAGTTCGGGCAGTCCATATTTCCAATGGCTAGGTGTGACACTGATCGGATGGTGTTCTATGCAGTTCGCAGAGTATCTGTTGTGGTCCGAGAATCCTAAGGAGGGCTGCACAGAGACCAACAAGCTGGTCACCGCAACGCTCATACCCATCTCCCTCGCACTGCAGCCGATTGCACCCGCGTTTGGTGCATTGTTCGTGTACCCCTTGGAAACGCTGCGACCGTATCTCATTTTATGGGTACTCCTGGTGGTCGGCACCATGGTCGTGGAGTACGCGTATCTTTGCGACCCAGAGCAACCATGTACTGTCGTGAACAAGGAGAAACATCTCGACTGGTCACGATCAAAAGACTATGCCAATGGCGTATCAAAGTCGTTCTTCTATAGCGTGTGGGTCACTCTGATTGCAATGCCTATGATCTTCGGATGGAAGAAGGGGTATTCGCTTCTGGCTGCATTTTGGATCTTTCCCTTCATAGGCTACACATATGGCCTCTCGACACAGTCTCCTGCAACCCTCTGGTGCTACTACGCGAGTTGGTCGAGCATCATTGCCGCAGTCGCTCTGCTCTTGAAGCAGACGGGCACCTACGACCTCCTGCGTGTGTGAGACTTCTCGCGCATCTCCTGCCTGGCCCACTTCTTGAAGGACGGATGATTCGGGTGCGCCTTTTCCTTCAATTCCTGTGCGGCCCACTTGCGAAAGGTCAAGCGCTTCCCCTTGTGGGACATCTCACGAGCCTCCTGGGCAGCCCACTCTTTGAAGAGCATGCGATGACGGCGTGTGTGCATTTATACGGATCCCATAAAAATACTCTGCCACAGTCGTTCGTAGACCCACGGGGTCTCGTTGAGGCGGGTGACCAGAACCGACATCAAGACGTGGTAGAATTCAAGCGGTCTGGAACGGATTCGTTCACGCGACACCACGAACTGGGCACCTGCACTGAATGGAAACTCAGTTTGAACGAGACCAACGGAATCTGCAATCTTTCCCACTCCGAGTCCACCGTGATGAGGCCAACCATCGCGGTCGCAGGAAAGATGAGGTCCCAGGTGTCGAAAGTCCGTCGGGGCCCGAGCAAGATCCTCGACAAGCCCGGGAGCATGGTCAAACGGATACCCCTGGACAAAGGCGGTATAGTCGGCAAGGCTGTCCCACCGAGTAATGATGTGATACAGGTATGTGTGGGCCTCTCGTCCGATATTGGGAAGAAGGCAATCGTCCTTGGTGTAGACAGTCACCTTGTACGGAAGGGTCTTGGTCCACTCAATGTCCTCCTTGTACCGAGCCACGACCACCTCCATGTCTGAACTCCACTTATAGACACTAAATGGAAAACGGGTATGACCCCCGACCAAGACCAGATTACGGCACTTGTCGTGGCGCTGTTGGTTCTTGCGTGCGGCATCGGATGTTGTGCGCATAATGTTCTCGGGCGCGCGTCATCTCACGAGGTTTACGAGCTCGAGGAAGAGATAGAAGCATGAGCATGTTCGAGGACTGCAATGTCGAGTTGCTGGAGACATTCGGAGACGATCTGACCGTGGTCAATGCTGCCCGTGTATCGCTGGGCAAGCATGTGGATGAGTTCACGGAGAAGGACGCCAAGCTCATCAAGTATCTGGCGGACCACGAGCACACATCGCCCTTCTTCCACCCCCAGCTGCGGTTTCGACTGAAGATGCCGATTTGGATGGCGCGCGAGTGGTTCCGCCATACCATCGGATTCTCTCGCAATGAAGTGAGTCGTCGCTACGTCGACGATCCACCGACCTTCCATGTTCCCAGCTTCAGGACCCGGGCAGCAGGTAAAAAGCAGGGGAGCAATGATGATGTTCATGGTCAGAACAGTGTGTTCCGTGAATCCCTGATGGGTAGCTGCAGGGTTGCGCTTAACAGCTACAATCTGATGTTGGCGAACCAGATTCCGCCCGAGCAGGCGCGCATGGTGCTTCCCCAGAATATGATGACCGAGTTCATTGAGACGGGCTCGCTTGCCGCCTATGCTCGGCTGTGCCATCTTCGCATGGGACCTGATGCCCAGGCGGAGATTCGTGGTGTTGCGAGTGAAGTGAGTGAGGCGATTAAGAAGGTGTTTCCAGTAAGTTGGAGTACTTTAGTACAGAGCGAGTGAAGCGAGTGTGTACGGGTTACTCCATGACCATGTGAGGCACGATATGCATGGCCTCCAACTCCTGCATCCAGAGCTTCATCGCATACGGAATGGTCTTCTGCACAAAGTCCGTCTTGTTGCCGCACGAGCCGCAGGAGTAGATGCCCTCTGCAGGATTGACCACCGCCAGAGTACCACACGTCTTGCAGATACCTGTCAGGAACGGGTCGGACACATCCATCAGACGCTCCTTGGTAAACACCGAGGCACCGTGTGAGATCATACAATCGCGCTCCATCTCTCCCACACGCAGACCACCATCGCGTGCCCTGCCCTCGCAGGGCTGGCGAGTCAGCGACACAATCGGCCCGCGAGCCCGAGAGTGCTGCTTGTCAATCACCATGTGCTTCAGGCGCTGGTAGAAGGTCGGGCCCATGAAGATCTCGGCCTGCATCATCTCGCCTGTCTGGCCGTTGTACAGAATCTCATTGCCGTACGGATGCATGCCCATCTCCACCATGTGAGCCCGCAGATCCTCCACCTTCATGTGGTCATACGGCGTGCCGTCTCCCAATGTGCCCTTGCGCACACAGATCTTGCCGAAGATGTTCTCCATCAGCTGGGCAATGGTCATGCGGGACGGAACTGCGTGAGGGTTCATGATCAGGTCGGGACGCAGACCCGAACCCGTGAAGGGCATGTCCTCCTCGTTCAGTAGCATTCCCACCGTTCCCTTCTGTCCGTGGCGGGAGGAGAACTTGTCACCAATCTGCGGGACGCGCTCGGAGACCACGCGCACCTTCACGAAGGGGTAGCCATCCGAGTTCTTGTCCTGCCACACGCCGTCCACACGGCAGTCCTCGCCGTTCTTGTGGGTCGTCGATGCGTCGCGGAACGCATACCCCGCCGCGTCGTGGCGCAGGTTCACCACCTTGCCGATCACGACATCATTCTCCTTCAGGGTGGAGTTCAGAATGGGAATGCCCGTCTCGTGGATGGCCGCGTAGCTCGTGGTCTTGAACTTGCGAGTCGCGTGCTTCTGCGGCCGCATGAACTTCTCCTCGCGACCGCTAGTCACATTGCGATGCTCCTCGTCCTTGTAGAGCGTGTAGTACAGACCACGGAACAAACCGCGGTTCACGGCTGTGCGGTTCATAATGATGGAATCCTCCTGATTGTATCCGCCGTAGCAGGCAATGGCCACCACAGCGTTCATACCGAAGGGCATCTCGTGCATCTTCAGAATGTTCATCGACCGCGTCTCCACCAGCGGACGGCTGATGGAACAGAGCACATACGCGTTCTTGTCCAGCCGCTTGGCAAAGTTGGTGGCGTACACGCACATGGACTGCTTGCCCATGGCCGACTGATAGGTGTTACGAGGAGACTGGTTGTGGTCCGACAGCGGAATGGTGCCCGCCATGTGTCCCACCAGCATCGACGGGTGAATCTCGTGGTGAGAGTGCGAAGTCACCTCTCCGCGCGTCAGAGCCACGCGCAAGGTCTCCGTCTCCGAGGCGTCAATGTACTCCATGCACGCCTTGACCCAGTTGTTCCAATCACCGCGCTCCGACTCGGGCGGCGGCTCGGCCCCTGCACGGAACACTGGGCGTACCACGCGGCCACCATCCGTCTCAATGATGATGGTGTTCAGCAGAGTGTACCACGCGATGGAGGTGTGCGGATGAAGGCGGAAGGTGTGCTTGGCCGTCCGCAGGGCCTTGACGACCGTGTGCGGGTCCTCCGTGTAGGCCGTCAGAACACCATTTACGGTGATGGAGGTACCAGGGTAGACGATGGCCTGCTGAATCCAGATGATTCCAGGAGTCTCGCGCAAGAAGTGGAGGACCGTGTGACTCGGCACGTGCTGCGTGACCGACGTCAGGAGCGACATGGTCTTCACGATACCCACCGAATGGCCCTCGGGAGTCTCCACTGGACACATGAATCCCCACGAGGTGCCATGGAGCTTGCGAGGCGCCAACAGCTTGCCCGACTTCTCCACGGGTGTCTGGATACGGCGCAAGTGGGACAGTGTGGCGGCATAGGACATGCGCGACAGAACCTGCGAGACACCGACCTTGGTCGCGTTGGACAGCGAAGTGGACGACGATGTGCCCAGACCCTGGACTGTGAAGTTCCCCGTGGCCAGTGCCTGCTTCAGCTTGCCCTCGATCGTGGACAGCTTCAGAATCTTGTAGAGATTGTTGATGTTCAGAATCTCCATCGGTGCCGGGCGGCCATCGGGTCCCGCCTTCTTCCACGAGTCATTGTTCACTTCCTGCACGAACTCATTGCGAGTGTCGTTGCAGACCTTCTGGAACAGCTGACGGAACAGGTGCGTCAGCAGCGCACCCGTGGTGACCACGCGCTTGTTCGGGTACGCATCGCGGTCATCCAGCGGAATGTGGCCGCCGTAGGTCAGCAGGAGCCTACGAATCATGGAGGCGGTCAGGAGAGCGCGGCGTGCGTTCAAGACCTCGGGTGTGGTCGTCTCGCCCGCAAAGCGCACGTGCGGCAGGTACTCGGTGGTGAGCAGCTGGCGAACATACGCGCACTTGTCCTCCTGGTTGGTGCCATACTGCAGATGGCCCGTCAGGTACTGGACCGCATCCTGCTGAGTGAAGATTCCCAACTCTGCGCAGTCGCGAAACGACGCGCCCAGCATGTCGACATGCGAGTCGTTCTCGTCTCCCCAGACCATGCGAGCAATGCTCCGATCGTTCGTGACACCGATGGCGCGGAAGTACACCACGATGGGAATGTCCTCTCGGAAGCGGGGCACACACGCCACCATTGGGTAACCAAAGCCGTTGAACTTGGAGCTCAGCCGAATCTCCAGCTTCTTGGGCGGTGTCGTGAACGACTCATGCAGGGACTTCATCTCCACCGAGTAGAAGTACTTGGACGCCGTCTTCTTGTTCTGGAAGATCATGATGCGATTGTCAGCCACCTTCTCCTGGCAGAGGATGGTGCGCTCTGAGCCATGGACCACGAAATACCCCAGCGGATCATGGGAGCACTCGCCAAGATCCGTCAGCGTCGCAGGATAATCCTTCAGCAGGCACAGGCTTGACCCGAGCATCACAGGCAGCTTGCCGAGACTGATGCCCTCAAACACTCGGAACTCCTCGTCGTAAGTGTCCAGTAGAGGACCAGTGTAGGTGCGAGCCACAAATCGCACATCGGCGTGCATCTGGGCTGCGTAGGTGAAGTTGCGCACACGAGCCTCCGAGGGAAGCATGGGCTTGACGCGGCCCGTCGCCTCTTGGAGTCGAGGCTTCAGGTAGGTGACATTCTCGAACGACAAACGGAGCTCATACTTGTACTTCTTCAGCTTCTCATCTTGCTCGTGCCAAACAGTGATTGGCGGGGTTGACTGGACGATCAGGGGCAGCTTGTTGCGAACGAAATCTTCGAAGGAGTCGATCTGATGGTCTACGAGGCGACGCACACCCTTCTCGAAATAGGTATTGACGGCTTGCCACTCCATACTGTGTGCCTTTCATTCGCTGTAAACGAAATCATTCGTTTTTAGTAAGCATGGACGCCGATGTCAAGCAGGTCTTTGTAAAGAACAGCAAAGTCACCCCCGAGCCTGCACCCAAGAAAATCACCAAGAGTCGCCGTGTTCTGCCCAAGGCTCACCCCGTCGCCCCTCGCAAGACAAGTGCCAAGGCCCATCGCACCTACCCGGTTGGAGCCATGAAGGGGGCACGACAGACTCGCAAGGCCAAGTTGGAACCGAGCAACAACCCGTCAAAGAGCCCGCCGTTCCGTCGGGGCACCCTCCGTGTCCTCACACCAAAGGGACAGCAAGAGCAGGAGAGGCGTGCGTCCGAGGTGACGTCCAAATTGTCGGTCGAGCAGATGCGCGCTCAGCTAGCCAAGTCGGGCCACCCAGTGAGCCAGAATGCGCCTCCGAAGTTGGTGGAGGAAATTCACGCGGCTGCAAACCTCGGGGGTTTCTTGAAGTGATGATTTCCTTGTAAAGAGTAATGACGTCCATATGGGGACCACTGGGGTGGATGACGCTTCACTCAATGGCATCCTTGTATCCCGACCAGCCGTCGGGCGCTGAAAAGGCTCTGATGCGATCATGGCTTGATTTGTTCGCAGCTACCATCACATGTCCTTCCTGCCAAGGACACTTCCAAGAAGCCTTGGAGGTCTACCGCAGTCGGTTCCCTTCGATGCTCGAGTCCCGCGCTGCCTTCTTGATGTTTTCGTTTCGTGTCCACAATTCCGTGAACCAGAGGCTCCGCAGGCCGATCTATTCCACAGTGGATGCGTGTTTTGAACTGTTGCGCAACAATGTCAAGACACGGACCGCTACTCAGTACCGCCAAGCGTACTATGCACACATTACGCGGCACTGGAAAATGCTCCAAGACTCCAATGGAATGTCCGCTCTTCGCAAGATTCACGACATGAATAAAATTGAAGCGACATACGCTGCGGCTCGGTCCGACGACTTTAGCGAGCTGATCCCCGAGGGCCTGACAATGATCGGGAAGATCGAGGCGCCGCCCGAGGGGATACAGCCTGCTTCGATGATGCCGCCTCCGCCTCTCCCGTCTCAGAAGATCGGTATTCGGGGAGGACGATTTCAGTTACGGAAGTGAGGGGTCTGGTCGGATGCCACGGAACAGAAATGTAGGGATCTGTCTCCCATGCAAACCGCTTCATCCACGGATACCGAGTGTCCTTTGACTCATCGTAGATCTCGTCGGGGTAGCGGACACGCCGCCGTGCAGTCTTCAAGGATGCCTTCGGCAGAATCACCTGAAGCTGGTTCGTGATATGGAATGGAGGTGTCGGGTGCTCCCAAACAATGTCGTAGGGCGCTGGGGAAAAGTCGACCAATGTCTGAATCAACGGAGCCTCGGCATACGGATACACCCAACACCAGTCAGGAACGCGAGAAGTGGTAAAGTACTCCTCTGTCCACTTGAAGGTCTTCCAAAACGCATCACACACTGGAGCCCAATCCACCACTCCATCGAGCAGATGAGCACCCACCTGGGATTCCAGGGCGCGCCCATCCTTGCTACACATTCCTGGCTTGCGTCGCTCAAGCAAGATTCTGGTTTCGTGTTTGGCCGCGTCGTCAATCTTGTACTTTAGCGCACGGGAGTGGCCATCTTCACGGAGAGAGTAGAAAGCCAGCGTAGGCATAAAGTCATTGCCGAAGCAGAGGATGGCCGTTTGAACGTAGGTATCCACTTCCATTGGAAGAGCTCCAGCAAGAGCTCGGATGGAGAAAGCGTCATCGTCTCGAAGTAGGTAGAGATCGCCCAACGAGCGTTGTGCCAATGCGATGAGAACCAGATCGGCATCCAGGCCGTAGACGGCAATGCGCTTTCGACAATCGGGTTCAAGACTTCGTAGCCAGAGAAAAACCTTATGCTCCCCCTCGCCGGGCTCATCTGTACCTGAGAACGCGACGTGCGGGAAAGCCTCTTTCAGTTCCTTCAGCAACTCCACCATGTACGGGGTCCCAGGCGAGATCTGATGACGATCAAAGACGCCAACTTTCTCGGGGATCTTGAAACGACGATACCGCTGCTGGACAATCTTTGCATAGGGGACCAGGCCATCGAATGCCACATAGATTCGCGGACACGTAATGCGAGTCAGATACTCTCGCAGTCCCCTCACGATACTTCCCACAGGGTCCATGTCATCAAGGACTGCGTGGATGAAGCAGTTGAAATCAATGCCGAACGCATCGGCCTCGAACGATGTGTAATGCTGTTGAATACTTTTGTTCTTCCTCAGGAGACTGGCCACATAATATGGAATACCCATACCCCTCTACCAGCACCAACCTGAAACCTTCTTGAGCTCTGCGATCACAACAGGCGAGACAGCCTTCATCTCTGTCTGCGCAAAGTCCTTGACGGCCTCGACGGCAGGCACCTTGGCGGCCACTGTTTCCATGGCATGGACAATGTGGGGAAACACCTCGTTGGCAAAGAATGTCGCCGCAGACTCGTCCTCGCTCGTTCCAGACCGCTTGGCAATGATGAGGATGATCTGCTGAACCGCCTTGATGCGCTGCTCGCCCGTGAGGGCCGTCGTGGTCGAGACATGGGCATAGATCGCCAGGACTGTCGGTACAGGCTTCTTCCAATCCGCGACATTGTAGATGCCAGCAATGTCCTCAGCCGCCTTTGTCACAGGGTCAATGGGTGCAGGCGCAGGGGCTGGCGCGGCCACGGGCTCGGGTACGGATGCAGTATCGGAACTCATTTTGTTTCTTCTTGAGATTTGATGTCTAAACTCTTAGACGGCACTAACGTGGGTGGCTGAACACGCACGGGCTCAATCATTCCAACCGAGGAAGACAGTCGAGTCAGGGCTACACGGCGGTGACGGGTACTGGTCTTGGACTTTGTCTTACGACGACGAAGGGTCTTCTTGGCCATTGTTCTTAAAAACGGATTTTAACGATGGGAGACAAGGGTATGTCGTCTGCCAAAATGTCCTGCCCTGACTGCTCAACCACTCTCGTCGTCCACCTCAAGCCCAACTGCAGCGCCTGCGAGAAGTATGTCTGTCCAAAGTGTCATTGGGGGACTCGCTACTTCTGCCCCCTGCGCGCGGAACCCGAAACTCCGTGCGACCGCTACTGCACCCATGTGAACCGAGTAGGCGACACGATCGTATGCCGCAAGCATGGTCGCCGCCCTCAAACCACTTCATGTGACAGCCTCATCTGCGGCAGGCGCTGTGGATGTCGCAAGAAGCAGACGACCACCGAGTTCCACCCTGCTCCCGATGACCGCCAAGAGTGCAAGACCTGCTCCGCCTACGACATGCCACTCAATGAGAACGTGGAGCTCTACAAGACCTGGGGATTTGTGTGTTCCGATTGCGCAGATGGGATTCTCGGCCGTTAGTAAATGTGGGACATCATTCTCTTGGTTCTCATTCTCGTTGTGATTGGAGCCATGGTCGTCTTGCCGAACATCAGTACCGTGACGGGAGCTGCACAGGAGCCCAAGTGCTCCTCGTGCCCCAAGAAGGCGGCGCGCGATTCCATGGCCTCTCAATAATTTTCCACTGGGTTGACAAATGGTCGTCGTCGAAGCTGGACCCGTGATGGGAGATAACACGCGCGGCGGGACGGGATCGTTTGAGGACAGCCGTGGTGGCAATAGCATGCTGGGCGGTCGTCGCAATCGCATCGGAACCCTTCGCAAGGGTGCCTTGATGGGATACCATGCCAAGGACTCCATGCGGTCGCGTCGGGCCACTCTGCGCAAGGTCGTTCGCAAGGTGGGTCCGCTTTCGGCATTTCGTAAGCTGAATGCCGTCGCTGTCTACTCCAAGAAGCGCGCCCCTGGAACGGCCAAGACATTCAAGCGCGACCGTAATTGGATTCGCAAGACCTTTCTCTCGCGTAAGAGCAAATGAAGCGCCAGTATCTACTGATCGCTGCATTGGCTGTGGTCGTGGTGGCTGCCTACTACAGCCGTGAACAGTTTGGTTCCACGGACATTACGATGGGTCTGAACCCCGTGCCACTTGGTGCCCAGCGCGAGCGCGTGCTCTGTGGCGACCAGACCCGCGCCGAGGCTGGCCAGTGCTCTCTGGACTCCATGGATGGCCCCAACCGCGTCGTACCTTTCTAAGCCAGGCGCTCAACAGGTGCCTCGCGCAGAATCGTTGTCGACTTGAAGACCTGGGCATCAAAATACTCCTTCACCGCCTCCTCGACGACCTGCGGGTCAAAGTCCTTGCAGGAGAACACATCCAGATACATGGAGTTGTTCTCTTCCACAAAGTGCGCCATGATGTTCGAAGTCTCAATCAGCTGCACCAGCGTGTAACCCTTCTTGATTCCAGTTCCAAACATGACAACCTGTGGCGACCCAAACGGGACCATGTCGATGCGCTTGACCAGCGACCGTGCGAAGCTTGTAATTACGGTTGCGCTTCCAATCATCTTCGGAGAACAGCCCGCCGCGTCAAGAATCAGATGTTTGCCCCATGTGCGGAGCGCCGTGGTTGTCACGAGGGAGCCTGCGACCGTCATATGACTATACTCTTTGTCTCGTGTTTAAATAATGAAGAACGCGGGATTGAACTCGTTGCCCAAGGTTGAGGGACACGTGATCGCTCTGACCATCAATCTCATTGTCATCGGAGTCCTCTATGCGATTCTTGGATTTTTGGTGTCCTACGGAATCGGTCAGTTCTTTCCCGACTACACGGAGGAGTGGAAGAAGGAGCCCGCGTGGCTGCAGTGGTCGGATGTGATCGCCGAGGTGTCCCTCTTGGTGATCGCAGCCTTCTGGGTGACCTATATGGTTCGCTTTGTTATTCCCATCATTCCTCTGAAGCCAGCGCTTGAGCACTATGTCGAGCAATACGGAGGCAACTTCATGTTCCTATATGCGATCTTCATTTTCTTTGATGACCTCAGCAAAAAGTTCATTTTCCTGTTTCAGGGAGAACCTAAACCCGTTTAGGAACCGTCTTCAGGATCGCCTTTGCAAACGAATCCACCAGAGTCGCTCCCTCGCGGATCTTCCCTGCAATCCCACCCCTCCCGCCGCCCATCATGGCGACTGTAGAAGGCTTGGATACGAAGAACGCATAGTACGGGTAGTAGAGGGGCGCGAACAAGAAGGCGATGAATGCATACAGCCCCGAGCCCGACTGGTCGTAGGAGATCTTGGCTGCACCAATATAGTAGGCCACGATCCACACGAAGAAGAGGATAAGATACACTGTCATGTAGCCTCCAGAGAGCCACGCAGGAAGGAGCGCCGTGGCACTCGCTGACCCCGCGGGCGTGGATACCGTGGTCGTCGTTGCAACCTTGTCGGTCGTAGCAGGAGGAGCAGGAGCGGCTGAGGCACTCATTTATACTGGGTCGCGTGAAAATTGTCGCAGCTATGAATAAATCAACATGTGGGGCAAGATTCTCTTTCACGCGGTTCTGTTCTATGCGTTCATCCCGGGTGTCCTCGTCCGCCTGCCGCCGGGTGGCTCGACGCTGACGGTCAACCTCACCCACGCCGTCCTGTTCGCCGTTGTGTGCGGCCTGGTCTGGAAGCTGGTGTTCAAGCGCAAGTAGAAACAACCCCGAAACCCCCACCTAACGACCCAACTGCAGTTCACTAACTGCATCCATGGTCGCTAAAAACGGAAACGTGTGGCGGAGGGCCATGAGACCTTACCGCTAACATGTCTTCTTCTACTATGGCTGAGATCCGCTATCCCATCTACGACTCCATGAGCTTCAACGAGCGCCACCAGCAGATGGAGCGCCGCGAGGATTACATCTTCGCCCTACAGGAGTGCAAGACAAACCCTGCGTACCAGGTTCGTCTCCCAGGCGGAGACATGTGGCCCTGTCGGTGCGAGCCTCTGATGGAGGATGATACCAAGGGATGGACCACGGTCAAGCGCAAGGTCCGTGTCTACAAGCGCTTCACGGATGAGCAGCTGGATGCTGAGGAGGACACGAGCGCCTGGGACGACATTGTCCACCAGGGTCGTGTCACATACACGGGTGCTGTGGCCCACGAGCACAATGGTTCGCTGTTCGACATTGGCTCTCGGTTCTGAGCAGACAACCGCTGAAAACGGATTCATTTACCCCAAACTTATTTTCCATTGGGCGCCAACACACAAGCAATCATGTCTTCCATCACCAACACCATGTCTTCCCACACCTTCTTCTGCACCGAGACGACCTGCAACCACGAGGTTCCCATTGCCAACAGCAAGTGCCCCATGTGCGCTTGCCCTGGCTGCGGGGACGTGGGCGCCACCATTGTCGGGTCTGACTACTGTCACACCTGCCTCTCGGTGCGCGACCACCCATGCAACCGGGCCTTCGTTGACTACGACCATGACCACACGGGCCGCTGCTGGGAGTTCCACGACGACGATGCCGAGTGGGACATCTGGTGCGGCGTGGATACGCCCTGCCGCGGATGCGGGATCCTCCTCGCAAACGACGAGGACGTGTGCGACGGATGCAGGATCCAGTATTCCTTCGACGAGGACGCGTCCCGCTGTACATGCGACGGAAGCGGCCGCATGTGCCAGACCTGCGACGAAGAGTCTAGCGACCCTTGTCGGGGATGCGGCTCCCATTCGCTGTGGAGCGACAGCTACTGCCTCAAGTGCTACGAGGTTCGCTACGGACCCATCAACCCTGTGCCGCCGCCCCTGCCGCCGTCGCCCGAACCGCGCCACACGTCGCTTGAGTCCATGCGCGCCGAGATTGCCGAGATTGAGGTACGCCTTCGTGGCGGCTTGACGAAGGGCCAGAGAGACGACTGGTCCTGGCTTCTCCAGAACCGCCGTGCCGACCTTGCGGAGGCGGAGAAGGAGATGTGGGAGGGCTACGACCAGGACGACCTGCGCAAGCTGGACCGCGCGAGCCGCTACTGAAAACGGATTCCCCACACAAAACACTTTTTACATTGCCCCGCATACACAATGGAGTCCTTCTTCCTCACACTCGGATTCACCCCGAACGAATCTGCAGACTACGCCGATGCTATCCAGGCCACACAACGTGCAGACGCCGTTGACTGGATTCGCACAACCGCCGACATTCACGAACCTCCTCTTCATGCCATCCTCGCCAAGATGGCAAAGCAGGGACATAGTGGGGGCAGCCTTGTATCCTCTCTCCGTATCGTGCAGTACGCGTTCAAGCACGGGTACGAGGCACTGGCAGCGGATGCCATTCACTGGAACAAACTGGATGTCTACCAGATTGAGACGGTGCGGTATGCGGTGTTCGAACTGGCCCGCAAGCGAGAGGCGTCCGACATTCCCCAGGTGGTCATCTATGACCGTTGCATCAAGGCGTCACTCGGTGACGATTGGCGAACCTCAACAACGCTGTCCGATCTGGCCATCCGCAACGCAGCCGCTCGTGCTCTTGACATGGTCAGGTTCTTCAACACCAGCCGCTGAAAACGAATCCGCGCGCATCCATCTATTTATTTTTCAATGCCTTTCAACTACAAGCTCCTCGGTTACGATGACAACTTCAACCACATGCTTCAGTCCGCGGAGACGGCTCTCGACAAGCTCAATGGATGGCATTGGGTTCGCGACTTTAACGACCCAGAGGGGTTTGGTGGGTCAATGGACCCCATGATGTCTGCGATGGGTGCTGCGATGGACTACAAGGGACACTCGGTTTCTTCCGTCGGAAGGACGATGCGGTCCATGCAGACCATCGCCAAGCACGGAATGTGTGTCTTCATTGAGAATGTGCCTCACTTCGCCAACTATGAGGGCTTTCTACGCGACCTCTTTGGCGAGGAGGGACATGAGTTGAAGCCCAAGGTTCCAGAGTTTGAGAATGACAATGCGTGGTGGGTTGCCGACCAGAAGCGATTCCGAACGCTTGAGGAGCACATTGCCTACGTATCGGCCCGCTGAAAAACGGATTCAGCAGCACAGAACAAGGATACTTTTAACATGGAGTGCATCAATTGCCCTCAGTGTTACGCGTACGCCTACGACACATTGGTCCGCCCTGCTTCCCGTGCCCGCATCGATATGTTCGAGGACACCGTCAGCATGCCCCGCATTACCAAGGCAGCCCACACCTTAACCCCCGAGTTCATCCGAGCAAGCGTACTCCCTGGCGACCTGTCGTACATTGTAATCCTCTGCGTAGAAGCGGGTGGAATCGTCCGCCCAAAGAACAAGAAGCGAAACGCCTTTGCCATCATGTGGCTGTGGATGCAGGGGCGAATCAAGGATCTTGGGAACATGACTGAGATTCACTTTGAGCATTCGGGTGGGTTCGTGCCCGCACAGCCCACTGCGCCGTCAACGCCACTCCTTCGTATCCGTATTCCCCGTTGTGCAGATGGGTTGTACGACTAAAAACGAAAGTCATACCAAAGAGCCAAAGTACGCCTTCATGGAGGATTGTTCAATCTGCTATGAATCCGTCACCACCACCACTGGCCACTGCACGCTGTCATGTAAACACTCCTTCCATATTGCCTGTCTGACTCGCTGGTCCAGCGAAAATCCCAACTGTCCAATGTGTCGCCACCCGCTTGGTGTGACCGAAGCGCCCGCCAAACAGGGAGTGGAAAGGCACGCCATGTCATTGTTCATGGGGGATATGTCGAGATGGAGGATAGATATCGGGCAGGGGCGGGGACAGGGGCAAGGTGCTCTATTTGACCTTATTCAGGAGGCGTTGGGTCCTGAGCCCGTCCAGCCTCCGCCGCCTCCGCCTGCACCTGCACCGCGGCGTCGTATCCTTCGCATCGGTGACGGCGTACAGGTACCCGAAGAAGACGTGGCGCTCGTCATGCTGCACGCAGAAGTCACGCGTGGACAGGCGATCCGTGCCTTGCGTCGCTACGAAGGCGACATTGTGAACTCAATTCTCATGCTAACCACTCCTGACGAGGTAAGGCCGCGGCCGCCACCCCCGCCGCGTGACCCGATGCAAACAGAGTCGGACGATCAAGCCACATCGTGGTTTCTTCAGCAGTTGTTCGCGGATGGCGGAGGCTATCACTGGAACAGCTACTCGGATATGATGTTTCGTATGCGCAACGGAATGCGATCTCACGAGTACTGGACCCACTCGACCTTCAACGAGGTTCCGAGTAGCGGGGATGGATACAACTCTGCGTAAAAGACAATGGACGAAGCTGTCGAGCGGCAGCAGATCCGATTCTCTGTACAAACGGTTTCCTTCGCAGCCGACGAGGCACTCAAGACGGGCAAGGCCCATCTTTTTTACTCCGACATTGTCGACGGAGACCACCAGTGCAGACCCTGTGTTCTCCGTAAGCATCTGTCCGATATCGTCCGAATCCTTCAGAACAAGTATCGAGGACGAGCATTCGTGAGCCGAACGCCAGGTGGAATTGTCTTACACAGAATATAAATGGATCTTAACGTGATTATCCCCATGATTCTGTTCGTGGTGCTGACCCCTGGTGTGCTGCTTGCCCTGCCGCCGGGCCAGTCGCTCTTGGTCCAGTCCGTGACCCACGCCCTGGTGTTCGGCCTGGTGTACTACGGACTCCGCGTGACCTTCCCTCAGTATTACTGAGAGCTGAGCTCTCTGCAGCTCAACCCTGCGACAGGATGTGCCGCACAACTGGATGGTCCTGGATACGGGCAATCTCACCCCACGCAATGTACTCTTGAAACGCCCGCTCACTTGCTGACAGTGGAAACGCTGGATAACAGCACCGCAACGCCTGAAATGCCTCCGCCTCTACGGTGGCATTTTGCTGGCGCAGAAACATCGTAATCTGATCCAACTTTGCCTTGCGTGCAGGAATGTTCAGCGCCCTGAAGTTTGCACCAAATTGCTCCATTGCGTTTTAACATGTCCGTCGCCTAAACGACAATGCCATCCGCCGAGGATCTGCGCGCTGTGTCTGCGAGCTACGATCCAGCCGAGGACTTTATCAACACTGCCACTCGCCAGATTGAACTTGCCGCTCGGTCGGGATTGACGTATGACTACATCGATGTCCCGTGGAACCTTACGCGAGAAAAGGCCAAGGCAGAGCTTGTCGGCAACTTCCCCAACTGTCGAATCGACAAGGTGTGGTTCACAAACTGCTTTAAAGTTAGCTGGGCCAAGTGACAATGGGCAACTGCTTCGGATTCGAAGACAAGCCCATGGTGACGATAGGGACAAAGACTGTGAAGAAAAGCCAGATGAAGGGAATCAAGACCTACCAAGATGCCCTGCGGTTCATGGGGCGCGAGTGCCCCGACACAGCTGTCATCACGACGATCCACAATCACGAAGTGGCCTTTGTGCCCGTGACGGACACGTTTCAGATTGTCGATGAGATTGTGTTCAAGCAGTCGCACATTCCGATTAGGAAGTTGTATGGAAAACAGTGGAAATGATCTTGTCGCGCTCGTCGTAGATCTTCAGTAGCGGTTCGAAGCGAATCTCTGTCAGAATCAGAAAGCCACCAACCGAGATGATGAGACCATCTTCCCAGTTGATGCCCTTCGGACGGAAGAGCCAGAAGTAGATACCAAGGAACAGGCCCAGCGAAATCTTGAAGACCGCGTCCACAATGGCAAACATCGGACTCTTGGCCACTTCAAACCCAAGCGCCATCAGGACAACCTGAGCCAACACGACAACCTTCAGGAAGAAGAAGTAGATCTGGTAGAACTGCATTGTATTACCCGTAGAAAACGGATTTCTGGAGACAGAGACAAACCATCGTGTCACCATGGAGCACCTCTACATTCTCGAACTCACCTGCGGGAAGTACTTTGTCGGCAAGTCACAGAATGTCGAGCACACCTACGCCTACTACGAATGCGGATTCGGTCCCAAGTGGATCCAGACCTACAACCCCGTGCGCATTGTCGAGACACGTCCCGTCAAGAGCGGCACCGATGTTCTGGATACCACGCTCGCCCTGATGAAGAAGCACGGACTGGACTCCGTGCGCCACTACGGATGCGCAGAGATGCGAATCCCTGACGAAGAGGAACAGGCGATTCGGTTCCTGATGCACGCCCCGCCCGACGCGTGTGTGAAGTGCCACGCAACGGGGCACAAGGTCGGGGATTGCACGCAGCCCGAGAACACGAGCTGGGCGTGCCAGTGGTGTGTATCGGACTACCCCAACCGCTACGCCTGCGAACAGCACGAGAAGGGATGTCGCCCGCCAAAGGAGAACCCTGAAGCCAAGGACTGGTGCAGTCGTTGCGGGCGCCTGTACCACACGGCGGATCGGTGCTACGAGGTCAAGCACGCCGAGGGATGGTGGATTCGTTGAAAATGAATTTGCCCGTCCACACCCACAAACCTTTTACCATGGAGCCTATCACTCGTAGCTCACTTCAGAATGCCCGCGCCGCCGCCATTGCCGAGAAGGATCGCATCGCCTACAGAGAGCAGGAGCTGAAGGGACAGCTGGCTGCCGAAGAGTTCTACAAGGAGATCCGACGGACTGCAGAAGCCGGGTACATGACCTACGCGGCCTCCAAGTCCATGGAGCTTGGCGTGGCATTCGACAGTCTGCTGTTCTGGACCAAGGAGCACTTTCCCGACTGCGATGTGTCGACGGAGATTCGACACATGGAACACAGTCCTACATACGGAGTCCGTGTGAGCTGGGCACCGCCCCCGTATACGGATGCGGCTAGTGCGTTGGAGGAGCGTCGCCACCAGAAGGAGACGAGCTGGTGACAGTCCTATGTGCTTTCTTGCACAACAGGTAGAACCAATAGGTATTTAGCATCATATAGCCGACATTGACTAATGTCAGCGACGTAGTTTTCATTGCATTCATGCTGGCCCAGTAGGGATAATACACCATGCGCACCAATGTCCATATCCCGAACGTAACTGCAAGAATACCCATGTGCATGTTATCGTACGGGTACTTCAGAGCTTCTAATAACCAACTCAGGCTAAGGAAGGGGTTTGTTGATTCCAAAATACACAATGCATCAAACCCCGTCGTTACATTGTATTCCGATAGCCCTCCAAACAAGTAACCAATCCAGATGATAGCGTGGTGAATGAAAAAGTCGGGTGATTTTGCATAAAAGGTGAGATGTCCTGCGTCGTATACCATGTACGCCAATGCCTGTTCAATCATAGACAACGAGTCTTTGTGTGACCCGACAAAGAACCACATCAACAACATGTACATCGAAAACAGGAGTCCGTTGATACGGGCAACAAACTCATGTTTTTTGTGTTCAGCCATATCTACATAGTCGGGGTTCTCCTTGAAAAGCCAGTACATCAATACTGCATTGATGGTTAAGAGGACGGGGATGATAAACACCCAATATTCCATTGCTTAGTCTCGAGCGTTCAAATAGCAGATGTGAACGCTCGATCGTTCACCAGCGGAATCGGAATGGTCTCGGCGTAGCGCTCGATCGTTCACCAGCGGAATCGGAATGGTCTCGGCGTAGCGCTCGCCGTTTGCCAGCTGCCCCCAGTGCTGCATGTCGGGATAGTCAAATCGTAGACAGCCAAGCCAGGCCCGCATAGTCTGCTCGTCCAGGACATACTCGCCGTTTCCAATGTAGCCATTGATGTTCCAGAAGATTGCGTACATTACGTAGTGGGGGTGGGCAAGGTGAAAACGGATTCCATCTGCCCACCAACAAATCTTTTCGTCTAGAATGGAAGTCTTCGCCTACTGCGGCGCTGCCGCCTGCTCTCTCATCGGACAAGGATGCGGATGGTACTGGTTCTTCAACACATGTGGCTGCATGGAGTATGAACAAGAGCAAGTCCGAACACAACCTCCGCCACCTCCACCGACACCCACTGCACCTAATCCATTCGTTGTCAATGGTATGCCGAAGGATCCCCACCTTCAGCCCGCATATCGCTGAAAACGGATTCTGTGGGACAGATATCGGAGTAGAGCCTGCAACCGAGGCAACAATGGCATCTTCTCAAGTGTTCTTCCACAGCATCCACGAAATCGACATCAGCAAGGTAACGATTGGGGACCCAGACCACGATGGCAACGGCGGACGCGAGTGTCAGATCACATACAATGGCGCCCCGCTGAAGATTCGAGTCCCAGTTGGACTTGTCACTGGATTTCAAGTCCAAGAGTCACTCTTTCATACAGACGGCAGTGGCCACATCGAAGTCATTCCAGGCGCCAGCTTAACTTGTATTATCGGATTCAATGGATGTGATCCGTATGGCAAGGAGCGATGCGTAGCCGAATCCTCCGTCGGAAGTATCTACAACTTTGTATTATCGTTGCAGGATCGCGTTGTCAACTATTGTGTGGAGAACGGACCAAGACTATTTGGTAAGCACAAACCCGAAAGTATCATTCGAGAGACCCTACATTCTATGAATGTTTGGTATCCAATCGGACAGGGCCGCCCATCCCTCCGTCCGAAGATTGCGTATTCCGAGATGGAACGGCATGGCGACGTAAGAATGGCTGTCACCGATGATCCGGCCAGTCGCCCGTTTCCCGTGATATCTCCCAGTATCGGATCCAAGGAGTTCTACATGACACCCCGCCTCTTGATCTTGCCACAGAACGGGCTGCGGATCGCCTGGAGAGTGGGGTATGTATCTGACGCCAACAGGTAGAAAACGGATTCACGCCCAGCCAAAAAACTTTTTCCATTCAAGATGGCACACATTCAGAAGTATCTCGCCGACAACAACGTCGCAGGCGGCGACCATGGCAGCCACTATGTCTACTGGGTTCCTCTTCACATCTTCAACGACTTGGGCATTGAGCGGTGGAAGCACAACCGACCGCCTGATGCAGAGCGGGTGGCCGAGATTCACGCCTTCGTGAAGCAGTCCGGGCGACTCGATGGGATGATGTACTTAGCCTGCATCAACAAGAAGCTGTACTGCTACGAGTCCAACCACCGCCGAGAGGCATTGGTTGGAATCACAGAGATTGCGCCGATTCTTGTGGACATCATGTGGGACGCAACGCATGAGCAGGTGAAGGCTGAGTTTCTGCGGCTGAACAAGGCAGTGTCGGTTCCCGAACTGTATGTGACAGACGAGCCAATGGCAGATATGGATTCAATCCTTGCTGCCCGCAAGGCCTTCTGCGAGAAGTACAAGCCCCTCAAGGTCACGAGTGGTCGCCCACAGCGACCCAACTTCAACAGCGACAGCCTTCTCGACGACTTTGTCGCCATCACCAGGGAGCACAAGATCTCCGTAGACGAGATGATGCGCCGCCTGGATAACCTGAACGTACGCATGTCGCACAAGGCCATTGACTCGAAGCTGACGGACAAGGTCAGAGATAAGTGCGCACAGGCTGGACTCTGGCTGTTCGCGTTCTCGGCCCGACTGGACCCGAAGGACGTGATCGCGTAGAAAACGGATTCCGCGCTTACTTACTTACTTTTCCGTTGACAATGGAACACCTCATCAATCTCTGGTCATCTGCTAGTTCCGAGCGAGGATTTCACCGCATGGACATAGACGAGTTGGCGTTTGAGCTTCGAGTACTTCAAGATGGTCTTCCAACGGACACATGGATCAAGGTCACTTCAGGCAGGCTCAAAGAAGCTCTGATCAGGAAGTCTCGAGGTGCAGTCGAAACTGCATACCGCTCTGGAAAGTACTGGTACGTATGGCGCGGCATCGACAGGACTGCGGAAGATAAGAGCATACCAACGCGTCCAATTGTTCTTCCTGTTCGAGTGTAGAAAACGGATTCCATCTGCCCAGCCCAAACCTCTTTTGTAGTCATGCCAAAATGCCCTGCTCTTCGTGCCAGACCGAGGGGCACAACTGCCGCACCTGCCCCAACCTCGTCCGTCCTCTCCGTCGCAAGGTCGTCCGTATCCTACTGTCACCACCACCGCCCCCTGTATGGGTCTGTCGTCACTGCAAGCGCGAGTCCAAGGTCCTCTTCTATGCCGTCCAGCACGAACGCCGCTGCGGGAACTCGTAAAAACGGATGTCAACCCAACTACTATTCATTTTCAATCGCCATGAAGACATTCAATCTCTTTCTCGGGGCAGTTGTTGGTATACTCTATATCATCGCCAAGCCATCGCAGCCTGGTGCGTGCTTTCGTTGTGGGCGACACGGGCATTGGATCGCACAATGTTATGCTCGAACTCACATTGACGGACATTCTCTTTAATAGCATAGAAAACGGATTCCGTCACCCCAACTCAATACCATTTTCCATTCAAGATGTCTTCCGCTATCGATACCGAACTCGCCACTCTTCATGCCCGCATCGCCCAGCTTGAGGAAGCCAAGAAGGTTCCTCCTCCGCCAATCATCACCCCACAGGAACTGCTCGTCAAGGCGCAGGAGAATGTCAGGAACAACCGCCCGAGAGCCAAGGAAAGCGAGCTCGTAACTTCCTTTAGGTACGCCTACAAGGAACAGACAGTAATGCTTGAGTCCATCGTGGAGAGCCTGAACCGCATTCACGCTCGACTGGATGCGTTGGAGTCTACTTCAGCGCACGCACGCTGAGGATGTACAGGAACGCGGCGTTCAGGAAGGTCAGGGTCAGTGTGGGGGCCGACGCAAGGAACACGGCAAAGCCGCGCTTCGGGGCGAGGGCAATGCCGTACAGTTCCAAGATCAACACCAAACCTGTGGCCAGACCCACGATCCAGAACATGATGTAAAAGTAGTCCACGATCACCTCATTCGACACTCCCTTGGTGGCATCAGTCTCTCCAGGCATTTTA